AGTGCAGCATTAGTAGCAGCGTCAGCAGCTTTATAAGCAGCATCCATTGCAGCCTCATCAGCAGCTTGTTTAGCAACTTGTGCAGCCAATCCGTCAGTTAAGATTTTATCGGCAGCTTCAGCAGCAGCTTGATTAGCATCTGTGTCATCTTGAACAGCTTTAACAGCAGCATCATTTGAAATAACGTAAGCACCAAATACAGCATCGTTTTCAATATCAACAGAGTTGACTAAATTAACGATTTCATGAAATGTGTCAGTATCAGCAGTAGAAGCCTCTAAAATTGCATCAATTCTATCTTTCTCAGTAGAAATCTTACCATCAAGTGCAGTATCAGCAGCTTTATAAGCAACATCCATAGCAGCTCTTTCGCTTTCTTGCTTAGATTCTTGTGCGTCTAGTGCAGACTGTATACCAGCGTCAGCAGCAATTCTTGCAGCCTCTTCATTAGATATACTTAAAGCATTTGCAGCTTCAGCAGCTTGTGCTCTTGCAGTTTCAGCAGCTCTTGCAGCAGCAGAAGCAGCTTTTTCAGCAGCAGCTTCATTTATGATTTCAGAAATCTCTACATCGTGAGCATCATCAGCAGCAACTCTGTTAGCAGCTTCTTGCTCAATAGCAGCAGTTAATGCATCTTCAGCAGCTTTAGCTCTAGCCTCTTCAAGACCAAGTTCATAAGCGTTCAATTGTTCAGCAGCTTTTGCTCTTGATTCTTCAGCAGATAAAGCAGCAGTTAATGCAACTTCAGCAGCTTTTGCTCTAGCCTCTTCAAGACCAAGTTCATAAGCATTTGCTTGTTCAGCAGTTCTTGCTGTTGACGCTTCAGCGTTTAAAGCAGCAGTTAATGCAGCTTCAGCAGCTTTTGCTCTAGCCTCTTCAAGACCAAGTTCATAAGCATTTGCTTGTTCAGCAGTTCTTGCTGTTGACGCTTCAGCGTTTAAAGCAGCAGTTAATGCATCTTCAGCAGCTTTAGCTCTAGCCTCTTCAAGACCAAGCTCATAAGCGTTCAATTGTTCAGCAGCTTTTGCTCTTGATTCTTCAGCAGATAAAGCAGCAATTAAAGCTTTTTCAGCAGCTTCAGCTCTTCCTTGTTCAATACTAAGTTCGTAAGCAGCTTGCTCGAAATTCTCGTCAACTCCTTCAACGTCTCCTTGAACAATACCAACTGGTCTCAAGATTTGAGGGTCAATCAGGTTTTGGTCGGATTGCATAGCCAACTTAATTCTAGTCCCGCCTAGAGGAGAAGAGTCTTCTCCTTTGTTAAATAATAAAAATAAATCCATGTTTTTTTTTGATTTTTTTTAATTGAAACAGTACTCTTTCGTACAGAATTATAAAAAATTAAAAATTTAACTTTTTAAATTACCGATAAATATTAATATGTGATAAAGTAATTTGGGGTTAATAATAACAAAAATTAAAAAGCTACAGAATGTAAACTTTTAATTACCCATTAGATTTAAATATGTGTTATAAATATAAATATTTAATCAACTTTACAGCCGATTACAATAATAAATAGAATGAAAAAATATAAAATCGTATTTTTATGAAAAAAAATTAAATTTTATTTACAAAAATATAACAACTACATGTATGCCAGTAGTTTAGAATTCAAATATTTTTATTTTTTTTTAAAACTTCTAATCTATTCACTCTTTTAAGTATATAGAAACCTCTTATTTTAAAGAATTTTTCAGTACTTCTTAAAAAGCTATTATAGTTATGGTGCTTGTTAAAGACAGGTATGTCGTATGACTTTAGTGTTTCAAACTCTTTTTCTGCATCTACATTTTTATATATTTCAATATCTATATTCATCATTTTTTTTGATATTGATTTATAGTTTATATATGAACTATCTAAAAAGTGATTCTCTAAAAATGAAGGTATTTCTAATTTTGTACTATAGTAATACATCATAAGTATCTCGCTTAAATTGTTAAAAACACTAATTTCTTTAGATATTAATCTTGAAAAATCTTCAGTATATAATTGTTTAGCTTCTTTAGTGTCTTTTATGGGTCTGCCCTTATTTTTGAAAATACACCAATCTATATAAGCATGTTTTACTTCGTGTATTATTGCATCTATAGTTAGGTATGAAAAATTTAGATATAAATAAACTCTATATTTGTTATCAACAAATCCAGAATTACTATGGTCATAATGAATGGTTTCAGAATGTTGTATTATCCATTCGTCTACTTTTATATCATCGTATTGACTTGTGTCTTTTCCTGGAATGGTTATTTTTAACACATCAAGTTTGACGTTGTTGTTTTCAAAGTGCTCTTGTATAACTTTTACAATATCATTTGAAACTATATGTACAATTTCTGATATTCCTAACATATAATGGCAAAAAAAAAGAAGGTCATACAACCTTCTTTCTAATTTTAAAGCTGTTTTTCTTATCTATTATTATATAGAAAGTTTTTTAAATTTTTAATACTGTTTGCGTACCCAAGAGGTTCGCAAGAAGCATTTTCTGTTAAATAGTCATTAACTAATTTTAATAACTCTGGTGTTTCTTCAAAAAGAAACATAGTTTTTTTGCCTAATTTCTCAACTTCGTATTTAAAACCCTTAAGTTTTAAAAAAGCTGATAAATAAAGGTCTGATGTCTTGTACTTGTTCATTTTTCCTTGTTTATATTACTCGTTTTTTTTGTCAATAATAAATATTATAATTTTTTAAATAATAGATTTAAAAATGAAAAAAAAAGATAAAATATTAAAAAAATCTATAAGTACATTTTATCTTTGAACTCTCCAGGGGTGGATAATTAAATATGATTTTATTTTCAACCATCACATAGTCAGACATTTGACTTTCGTCTTGAAGTAGACCATTTAGGTAAACATGCTCAGAATCTAATTCAGGATAATGTTTTATAAAAAATTCTTTATTTATTCCATCAGCTACACCAGAAGGTATTTCTTTGTCTGATATTTTTAATTGTGGAGATATAGTGTCTACCATTCTATAAGAGCACCTAACCTTAGAACCTAGGAATGGAGGTTCATTAAAAGTTATTAAATTATCATTTATGGTATAGTCATATAGTTCTCCTGAGTCTTGTAGTAGACCATTTAGATAAACATGTTCAGAGCCTACTTTTGGCTCTTGAAATAATGAGAATTCAGTATTCATCCCATCAGTTAATCCGTTTGGAGTTTCTCTATCATAAAAAAGTTTCTCATCTCTATGTTCTATAGAGAGAGGTTGCCAATCATTTATTGTAAACTCCCAATTTGAAGTCTTTAACACAAAAAAGTCATTAGTCTCTAATATGTAAGCCAACATACCAGGCTTTCTTCTTTCTGAAGGAAGATTGTTTAGTTGAAACAAATTGTTGAAAACACTATATGCTCCAACGTCCATTGGAGTGATGTATGGGTTACTATTTATTACACTTTTACCGTTATATGTTATAAGTGCTGGCATAATTTACTTTTAATAATAAATAGTAATTATTTATAAATTATTGTTATTTTTTAGCTTCTAGCTATTCTAATCCAAACGTCATCATTAACAGCTGTAAACCAATAGTTCGCATTATAGTATGCCTGGCCTTGATATGTCCCAGAAATTGTAGAGCCTGTATATACTCCAGACGGGTTCCAGTTGCTAGAGTTATCTAACAGCGTAATTGTAGAGGCGGACAAAGTGTAGGACTCTAACATAGGTATTTCCTCTATGGTACCACCAGACTGAGTTGTAGTACCTATTACAGACCTGCCATCTAAATCTTGCATCTTATCAAACGTGACACTGTCGGGTTGAATTGTAGTATTTCCAGAGTAGTTTATTAAAATGTCACCTGTTAAATCAACTCCTTGAGGTGTGTTGGATAAGTTTCCAACAAAAACTCTACCTTGATTTAAAGAGTTTAGAGCAGCGCCATCCGTTGAAAATATGTCATAAAGGTCAGTTGAGCCAGATGTAAGAACGCCAGAAACTTCAAGGTCACCACTTATGGTTAATCCACTAAATTCATCTATAACAATATCTAAGGTTGAAGCATCACTTTTTGTTAGTGTTATTTTATTTGAATTATCATAAGATAAAGAATTGGTAAATATATCTGGTCCACCTACAGCACCTACTGGTGCAAATATGTTATACAAATTAGTCCCAGCTGAATATATTATTCCTGAGTTCTCTGCTAACCTTGCATTTTGAGTGTATAAAGAATTGTTTTGAGATGCATTTACATTAATTCCTCCGACCACTACTGAGTTTTGTACTCCATTCAAAACATCATTTCCAACACCTCCTATTATTGCAGAATAGTCAGCATTTGTTGCCACGGTATTGTTGACGCCTCCTAAAACAATAGAAAAATCACCACCAGCATCACTACTCGAATCTTTTAGAACGGCAGAATTATTTCCTGAACCTTCCTCAAAAAGTCCAACAGTACTACCTGTCCCTATAACTATGCTTTCAACCTCTCGCTTTAGTGTCCTTAAGTTTACGGCATCTTTATCATATTTGGGGTCTGATAAATTTAGTCCTCTACTATTTCTAAAATCTGTTCCCATATTTTCCTACTTATACACCAGTTCCAGTTACAGCAAACCATGGAGTAATACCTCCTGTTATAGGGCCTAAATAAGTTACAGTTACATGCTGATAAAGGCCTGAACAAATTAATAGAGATTCATTTTGCACTCCATCATTTATGTAAAAGTCTGAATTATTAGTTCCTAAAAGAATCCCAGCAAGGAAACCACTGTTGTCAATCATTACTAACTCAACAGTCCTTCCTATTTGGTCATCACTAATCATAAATCTAAAATCAAGAGAAAAATCAGTAGGTGTAGGGGTATCTGTAAATATTGAATTATCTGTAATTAACAAAATCTCATCATCTCTAGTAATTACAGGTATTTTACCCTTGTCTGGCTCGTAAGGTTCTAGTGTAAGATATCTAGTATTTCTCACTCTACTCCCCGAGCTTTCTAAATCTGGGACAAATGTTGTGTTGTCAGTCACACCAGTTATGTTTGAGCCTCCTACTATTACTGAATTTGAAGTTCCACTAAGAATGTTGTTTTCACCGCCTATTATCGCAGAATCTAAAGAGTTGTTTTCTATAGAATTATTTTCACCTCCAATTATAGTATTTTTACCGTCACCAATTAAACCTGTTATGCTATTGTTTTTACCTCCCAAAACAACAGAGTAATTCGAAGACGATGAATTTGTATCATCTCCACGAGAAACTATAGACTGAAACCCTGTACTTCCAGACCAAGTTTCAGTCCTCGCAGTATAAACATCGTTTATTTTTTTCTCTAGCAGTGTTTAAAGAATCTGTAATAAGTATTGGGTCAATTTTGCAGCTCATATATATAAATATTAATTAATTTAAACGATTCCATAAATATAAATTTGCTTAGCTCCTGAGGCATTTTCTCCACCATGTAGTATGTTGACATAAGAAAGTGTGTTAGTCGCTCGGACCCAGAAGCTATCATCCAAAGGATTGTCATTAATCTGAAACCCAGCAGAACCCTTTCCGCCTCCAACGGCACCAATAAAAAGTCTCCCACCATTGAACGCAGTTACCCTCATTTCAACAGTACGACCACTTTTACTATTTAAAAAACTTCCAATATCTAAAGCGTAGTCAGTAGGAGCAGGGGCTGGCGTTGCTCCTGGCACATTTATTTCAACAAAAATTATATCATCGTCACCAAGTATGTTTTCATCCTGACCAGTAGTGTTATATCCTAATATTGTAGGAACTACTCTAGAGTTCCTCACTCTAGACTTTGTGGTCTTTAACCCTTGAACCATAGTGCTTCTGTCTCCTATAGAAGATGTTATTGAATCGCCTCCTAAGGAAACTGAATACGACAAACCAGACAGAACAGTATTTTTACCTCCAATTATAGCAGAATTAAAGTCAACTCCAGATGATGGGGGGTTAATTGTATTGTTTTGACCTCCAACAATAGCAGAATACTGAGTTGAGCCAGAAATTAAATTACCAGTTCCACCTAGAATGGATGAGTAGGTTGATTCTACTAAATTACCTGTACTATTATCTGCAATTATAGAATTACTACCAGTACTAGCCGACCATAGATTTGTTGTTGCAGAGTAAGCATTGTTTATCTTAACTCTACCTTCATTTATCGTGTCACTACTTAATATTAATTCGCTCATAATTTTTTTATAATATTTTATTACGCTCCTGTACCATACATTTCCACGTAAGTATTGATTCCAATTTTTTCTTTCACTACTAATCTAACTGACGTATGGTTTGTTGTACATATTTGCAAAGTGTTTGTTGAAAGATTAACGCCATTAACAAAAACGGCTCCAATAGTACTTCCCTGCCCAAGGTATACATTCTTATTCACGAATGGAAGTATATCAACAACATGAATATCTACAACTCTACCTATGTCTGAAAAATAAAGTGAACTTACTTCTAAATTGAAGTAAGACGCACTAGGCCTGGCGGCAATATTAGCATTAACAACAAGACAATACTCATCGTCTAAACTTATACTCTCAACAGTCAAAGGAAAACTGCCTAGTAGTTGCCAGCTATTATTCTGTATCACATAGGTATTTAGATTTCTAATTCTACCACCAAAAGACTGTATGTTTTCAACGTAAACTCTATCAGAAGTGTCGCCAGTCAATCCTTGTCCTCCTATAATAACTGTGTTACTAATGTCAGAAGTTCCTGTAATAGCATTGGCTTCCCCCCCAACAAGTACACAGTTTTCAATATCTACATTACTACTACTGTGAGTAATTAAATTTGTATTACCTCCAACAATAGAAGAGTTTTTTATAGTTGTATCATTAGGGGCCTGTCCAAATATAACATTCCCTACACCAGCCAATATTGAACTATACTCTACTACAGAAGAATTTGTTGAACTGTCTCCACTTATTATATTGTTCCCATCATTATTGGTTATAATATTTTTTGTAATACCAGTAAAGTCACCAGTGCTACCAGTCCATATACAGTCTTGGTTATAAGCATTATTTATAATAACCCTACCTTGCTCTGTTGTGTCTCCACTAAATAATAATTCTGTTACTGGCATATCTGTTTTTTATATAAGTATTTGTCCTTGTACATCTTCTATCGTTAAGTCACTACCCCACTCTAATCTAACTGTATAGTCTTGTCCTGTTGTATCTACATTAAGTTCTATAGAATAAGTTTGAGTTACATACCCATCTTTTGAAATAACAATTGAAAGAGCTCCACCTTTTATGTTACTTAGTGAGTAGTTTCCATTAGAGTCTGTAATCGCAGAGAATGCGGCTCCAGTTCCACCACCTAACGGCTCATTAGTTCCTTCTGCTATAATTTCTTCAAAAGGTGCATCAACTCCAAGTTCCACATCTGATGTTGTACTCACTACTATAGCGGTAACTGTAGCTCCAGATACTGGACTTCCGAATAATTCATTTTGATAAATTGCACCAGAAATATCGTAAATACCATCTGTGGCTGTAAATGCATTTTCAGCTCTACCCCAAGTGGTAACATTTTGTTTAACTCCAAATATGTTTGTAATCTCTTTAGTGTTTCCAATTCTGTATAAAAAGTTAGAATCAGGAGTTAGTGGGGTTGAAAAGGTTCTTATAAAATCAGGTTCACCTTCTTGTTTTGGTATGTTAAAAATAGTAGATGAACTAAATATAACATCATCAATATTATATGTTACTTGTAGTTTATAATAGTCTCCATCAGAAACGTTGTTAAAGCTAAAAATTGGAGAAAATGTATCTAACAAACCTTGTACACTAGGCTCATCACTTAGTACATCTATATTTGGCTTTTGAGGCGCAACAAAATAAGTAAATAGAGCTCCATTTACAGTAATACCAGAAAATAAACCTTTATCAATAGTTTCTGAATTTTTACTTGTTTCAAGTAAAAAGTTTCCATCTTCACTAAGTCCTGATAGAGTTATTTCAGTTGCAACCCCCCCGCTTAAAATTTGATATCCACCTAATGTTTTATCGCGTTCCAAAGGAAATTCGTATCTAGTATCAATAAAGTATTGAGATTTATCTACTAAAAGATTTTGAGCAAATTGACCTACTGGCTTTACAACAGTAGGCAAGTTTAAATCATAAGTGGGAAATGTTATTGTAGAACCTGTATCATACAGTGTTATTAAAGGGTTAGACAATATTTCAGCCACACTTTCTTTAGTATAAGTTATAGCAGTTGAGCTAGCAGTTTCGGCAGTTGTAGGCAAAACTTCATCCCCCTCAAAATCAAAACTATTATAAACCTTATTGTAAATAGAGAAATCTAGTTTATATACGTCATATATAGTGTTAGTTATCGCACTAAAAGAAGAAGTGTTTGCACTGTAATTATATAGTATAGATTTTTCATTATTTATATTTACAGATATTCCGTCTATGGCTTGTTCATAATAGTTAAAAGTAGCACCCTTTAAGCTAAACAGAGGAACTCGAAACGGATACGGCTCAGATTCAGGCTCTACTATATTAGTTATGGTATTTTGTAAAAAAACTTGAGAAATACCGTTGTTCTCACCAATTGTTTTAGACACTATTTTTTTCTTTATTGACATATTAATCTGGATAAGTTACTGGCGTTAGGTTGCTTATAATTGGTTCGTATGGAGTTTCAATATTTTCTTCCTCATATATATTTGTATTTGTATTTGCCAAATTTGTACTTAAATTTACAGTTTTACCCAAGTTAATTTGAAAATCAGAAATGTCAATGTTACCACTCACTTTATTAGATACTTTTGCACAAAAATAGTTAGACTTTATTTGTGGGTCATATCTATTTGATATATCAACAGTAAAATCAGAAGCCTGTATATCAGGTTCAAAGACAGGAGGTATTTCAGCTTGAAATTCCGAACCATCATTTAGACCTGGTTTGTAAATAAATCTATGTCTATTAAATTCTGTATTCCCATATACTGTTCCATATGTTGATAATATGCTTGTAGACGGAACTAAAAATGGAACTAAATCCTGAAAATTTCTTTCTAAAAAGCTCAAAAACTTTTCTAAATTTTTAAATGTCAATCTATTAGACTTTTGATTATTAGTCCACAACATATAAGTAACATATATCTTTTTTAAGTCTCTATAAGTCCCCGTTGTTCCATTTTGCCACCCTTTTGTTTTTCTGTTTTTTGGGTCTACATTATTTTGATATAGATAATTTATCCACTCATATATAGTCATCCCAGTTAAATTGTCTGGAACAACTGTATTTATGTCTTCAACTTGCCATTCGAAAGGTACTGTAAGTCCCGAAAAAACAGAAGATGATGAGCCCCATTTCCACCAGCCATAACCAAATTCATACCAATCCATAACGTCACACTCTATAGCTCTAGAAGGTCTTAGGTCTACGTTTACTTCTTTGCTGTTTACAATATGTCTAGTATTACCAGTTTTCGTCTTTAAGTTGTCAACTCTTTTAAATGGTTCATACTGACTTCCTAAGCCTTCAATAAAATCAGCTCCATTGCCTGTCCCGCTTCCTCCAATTTGAAATATTTGAGAATTTACATTAGGATATCCATCATTAATTATAATATTTCCATTTAAATCTAAAGGACTTGAATCCTGTAATTCATCAGAGTTTAAATCATCAAAAAGATTTGCAGGTATGAACGACTCTGGGTTATTAATGTCTTCTGGAGAAAAAAGTTGACCATCAACTGGATTTACAGGGAATTGAATTGTGCCCCCGTCAGTTGTATCGATAAAAGTTCCTATTTGAGGAAAAAGACTCCACATTAAATGTTGAATTATCCCCTTCTGCATCTAGGTTTAAATTAAAACTCCTTTGCACGTTTTTTACATCGTATACAAATTCTTCTAGATTAAAAAGGCATTTAGGAGCACCTATTAATTTAAAAACAAAACTTATAGCATCTCTAGTTCCTCTTTTTTTGTAAAGCCAAACTATGTTTACCATTATTCTCCTCCAAATTTCTAAGTTATACTCCTCAAAAGATTTGCCAGTTGAATCAAACTCACCAGCTAAATAATCTATAACATCGTCAGCATTAAAAGCGTTTGGAAGTTTCGCTCCCAACATATCTGCTAATCTTGATAAAAATTTATTAGGAACACTTTCTGAGCCACTATAAGTTACAGAGTGTGCATATGCTATACCATCTATATATTGTTTTATAGTATCAAACTGTTCAGCATAAACAGTTGTTATTTTTCTATAAGAGTCATCTTGAGAGTCTAAATCTGTAAAATTTTCAGGAAGCATAGTCCTGAGCATTATATTTGTTTTTTCTTCATCAATATTCTTAGCATTTTTTAATATCTTACTGGCATAGGTTTCAAAACTGTTTCCATAACTATCTGGTGCGAACCCGTCAATTGTTTTAGGCCAATCAAATTTTACTCTTGAATATGTGCCCGTATCAGAATTTGGCACCATTAGATTTCCATCATAAATTAATTGTGTTTCTAAGTTTGGCAAAGTCCTTTTAAATTGTCCCACCCTTTGTCTTGTTGGTCTTACGTAGATTGGATAGCTAAACGTGCTAGCACTCATAGCTTCTTCGGGCAATAAAATTCCATTTATTTCAAACTCTAAATATTGACCATACAAGTAGTCGTATGAATTAATTTCATGAATTTCATTCATAAAAGTGCTACCAGTAATTGTACTTTGAGATTCTCCGCTTAACTGTATTGCAAAAGAGCTAGTATCATTGTATAGGTCTATTTGCGATTCAGATTGTTCAGACCTTCCTGATACATATATAATATCACTTTGATTAGTTATTGAAGAAAGTGAAATTTTAAAAATTGATTTTTGTTGAACTAAGTCATGAGAATAATCATATATAGTTACACCGCTATTTATTGATTTTGAAAGTAATGCATATGGAAATGTGTCGACTATATTATTTATAGCATTAGCAACTTTAGTATAAAATGAGCCAAAATATGCATAACTACTAGCATCATCTGGCCTTAAGTTTAATTCATTTGATTTTGTGGTTATAATTTTTAAAACATCAAAATCATCAGATTTAGAACTTTCAATAGTTGAATAGGGCCCAAATGAAAGTGTAGAGTCTAAAGTGGTTTCTGTAAAATTGTCATTTGGTTTAGCATTGTCTATACGAAATGTGCCAAATGTAAATGCAGATTCTGCACTGGTTGCAGCGAATCTAGTGTCTCTACCAGGGGCTGGTCTAATGTCTAAAGTTGTACCACTATCTATTGATGTCATATAAAATGCTTTAATTATAAATATTTAGTCAAAAAAACTTATAGAAATAATTTATCTTTTTTTTTACTATAATATTTATTTCTAAGGAATGAAATATTTTTTAAAACTAAACAAATCAAAAGTTTACTTTAAAACTTTTAAAGTTATATTATAAAAAATTCCTAAAAAGAGTAAATAGAAAATGGGATATATTTTAAATGAACCTAAAACTTTTATAAATGTCAAATTAACTGACGTTGGTAGAAGGCAGTTGTCTTTGGGTAACTTGGTGTTTGCAAATGCAGTATTTTCAGACAGAGAGATTAATTATGGCATTGACAGAAATGATAAATATAGTATTGCAAATAATAGAGTACTATCTCCGCTAGACACGAATCCAACTTTTACCGTTAACTTTGACGGCACCTTACCGCTTCCGCTAGAGGGAAATCAAGTAACTTCGGCAAAACAATTTGCAACAGGAGCTACCAGTAGTTATGGAATGTTTACAGGCACTACTATTTCTAGCGCATCTACTGCAATAGACACAACGAAATTGTTAGGGTCTAACACCATTACTTATAGTTCATCTCCATTAAGTGGAGGTTCTACGGTTATTTTAGATAGTGCAACACACTACCCAAACGCAGGAGAATTAGTTTTTATTCCATGGAAACCAATACAAAACAGTGGAGCAACATACGCAGCAAACATAGTTCCTTCAGGAAGTCCAACAGTTTCACTTTGGTATAGAGTTACTACTGCCGACAGCCCAGGCACAGGAGAAATAACACTAGATAGACCAACTCCTGATTTTGGAGGGGAGTCTACTTCTCAAGTTGTTGATACTTATTTTTATCCTTATGATGGAATAGAAAGTTATTACGGTACAGCATCCACAGTTAATCCTATGTTGTGGAATATGAATATAGTTAGAACTCAATCGGTAGAAGGGACATCACTAAGTGTAAGTGGTTATACTTCTTATGGTTCTATAGAATATAATGGAACTAAACAATATCTTGGATTTACAGAAGGTGTAGAATCTATAGGAATTTTACATTACACTAACGAATTTACTGGCAACACTTATGCTGAACAACTTCTTGAGTCTACAGTAAAAGTTGATTTGCCATACGTCATGTGGCATGGAACTCAAGGTACAAATGGTCAAGTTTCTAATTATGGCTTATCACTATATGATGCGGACGGAAGGACTCAATCTGATATAATTTCAAATTCAACTTACAGACTTTTAAAAGATGGAGTTACAGATACTAGCAGAACTTTGGGTAGAGTTTATCATAAGTTAAAAATTATAGTAATAACAGACCAAGAATTATTGACTGCATTAACTTATAAGTCAAATAGAAATTATACTTTACCACCATTAAACTTATCTACATCAAGTGTCCCAAAATACCCATTAACATCAGTGGAGGCTACAGGACTTGTGAAGTCTGGAAAAACTTATTTTGTTACATATGTAACAGAAAGCGAAACTAGCTACATTTCTGGGACAACTTTCGGATACCCAAAAACTTTGCATTGTGGATATGTTCAAAAGTTAATTGGCGGTTTGGACGCCGATGGTAATAAACCATTTTTATCTGGAAACTTCACTACAAGCTCATTTCCTTATTTGAGAAATAGTCTAGACATGACAAGTTTGTCTGGAACTGGATGGAGTGCAAATAAGGTTCAATTATTAATTTCGGAACAAGATGATACGACTGGAACTCTTGAAATTCAAGATGTTCCCTCTTATGAATGGAAATTAATATCTAACGGATATGGTAATGGAATATATTCAGGAGAAACTTCTGACACATCAATAGATGCGAGACGTTTAAATGGATATCAATTTATTGTTTCACAAGAAGATTATGACAGTGGAACAACATATACTTTAGATAGTTTGTTTACTGAAAACAATGACCACTCTTTAACTGGATTAACTTTTGGAGATGAATCTTTTGTTTTTGGAAATGTTAAATCAGACGTATTAGCTACGACATATAAAACGGTAATAACAACATTTGCAAAAAATGATTCATTAAATACTTCAACAAACTTTTCTTTTGACAATACATTAGATAGCACTACATACATAACAGAAGTGGGAATATTAGATGGAGAATCAAACTTGGTAGCAGTAGGAAAGCCAACTTATCCAATAACAAAAAATGAAGGAAGATTTTTAACCTTTCAATTACAAATAGACTTTTAAAAAATAAAAAATATAACATGGGAGCAATAACATCAGCAGATACAATTTATGCAACAGCATATCTAACAGAGATTGGAAGGCAGTACTTATTTCAAGATAGCAATCACCCTAGGTTTGTAGAACTTAGCGATGGAACTAGAATAGATAGGTTAAAAATAGAAAGGTTTTCTCTAGGAGACCCAGACGTTAACTATAGGTTACCAAATCTGCCAACATCGGGAAATATACCAGATTTATCTGGTGAAAATGAAAATAATATTACAGGAGCTAAAGGTAGAACTTTAAATAATTTAATATCTCCTTTTGAATCTGCCTTAGGAGATGGAGATGATTCTTTGGAATATACCACAAGTCAAGGAGATATAGAGATAGATTTAAATAAAGATTTAGATAAGATACCAACCGTATATACTCAAGAGTTATTAACCTTATTGGACGAAGAGCCAACTTTAGAGTCTACATATGACTTATTACCAAAGAATTTTGGTGAAAATCAAGTAAAAGACGGAGAGTTAGTTATTACTCTGAGAATGGCAACAACTAACAACCCTGGGTATAGGATTAGAATATTATATCCTACAATTGAAGACGATAACAACATATGTACTATTCAATTTGAAACTGCAAATATGTTACAAACAACTAAAAAAGAATATGACAAAATATCGTCAAAGATATCACCTGATGCATTCGGTAAAACTAGTTTAGGATAAGCCCAGGCTTATCTACTCAATAAAAATTAAAATTAAAATTATGACTAATAAAAATATAAAACCAGCTAGAAAATTAGCAAAAAACTATAGTAAAACTCCACTTACAAGAAGATTAGGGCCAATAGTTAGAGACAAGTCTCCAATTCAACAGGTTGTCGATGAAGGTAGTGAAGAAGTTTCTTATAACGATTGGCAAGTTATGGATAACATGGATGAGGGGATGAGACAAGCTTTAATTAGGTGGATAGACACAACTAAAGAAGGCAAACAAGTTCTAAACCCAACAGGTTCAACAAGAACTAAAACTATAAATTTTCAATTTTATGGAAATCCTTCTAAGGACATTATTGGAGCTGCTGGCGACATTGGTGAGTTTAAATTAGAATTTAAATATACAAAGAAAATTATACAACCTTTAGCTATTGATGGTTCAAATACCATTATAGCCAGATAAATAAAATAAAATAAAATAAAATGATTGCAGATTCAAGATTTACTAAAAAAGTAGATTCATATGTAGCCCTTCAAAGAGAAAGTTCAACAATAAAAAGTCTTTCAGAAGAGACTTTGAAGTTTACTCTTTGCGATAGAGACAATTTGGCTGATAATAAAGGAAACTATTTTATGTCTTTTAATTTACCGTTTAAAACAAGCCAATTCCCTACAACAAGTAGAGTTTCTGAAGTTTTTCCCGAATTACAACAGTTAAATGTAGACCAGATTATAATAACTCCAATATCAGCAAATGATTATAGTGAGTTTATAGACGGAAGAACAGTTAATATGACAGTACCAGTTTCGGGAAGTTCAAACCCTACACTATTATCAGGTGTGACTCTAGTTTCAAGTACTTATACAGCTGTAAAACCTTTAAAGTATGAGTCAAATGTATTGCTTGGTGATAACATTGTTTTTCTATTTTCAGACGACATAAATAAGCCTTATAGCGGAAAGACAAGAAATGAATTGGGAGACGGAATAGACAATTCAAACGTTACTTCTTGGGACCCAACAGGAGAATATAAAGATAGAGCAGGAGCAACGTCATATTCAGAGGTGAGAGATTTTTATGATACAGACCAAAGAACTGATGCTAGTTACGCTGTTTCAGTCGCACCAGGATACCCAGAAAATAGAGATGGCTATAATTATGATGTGCCTTGTGGGTTTGCGGTTTTGGATAAGGGTTACGTGGTAATTACTCATCCTCAAATTGTAAACAATTTCCCATGGACATCTGGTTTTACAGAATCTGGAGCCGCTTATGTTGATGATTTCAATGTCACGAGTAAAACTGACATTCATTTTACGGGTAGTAGTTTTGCAGACATTTCTGCAGAAGGAGCTATTCTTTCGTATAAAGATATAGACACGTCTTTTAAAATGACATCAGTTTGCATAGCAATGCCACAAGAGTTTTATATATCAAACAATCCTACTTGGGACAAAGAGAAGGCTATTGCGCAAATGAACGAAGAGACTCAAATTGTTAATTATGATGATATATACATAACTGAAATCGGTCTGTATAATAGTTTAGGAGAATTAATAGCGGTAGCCAAAATGAGTGAACCCATTAAAAAAACATATGTAAATGCCCTTACTTTTGAAATTAACCTAGAAATGTAAAGCATAAACAAATAAGTTCTTAAAGTGAACATCAATATTTTTTTATATTTGCCCTAACAAAAAAGAAACTCTAGTACCACGAATGCCAGAGTTTCTACACTAATCGACAAAAAATCAGCTCTCATATCTTTGAGAGCTTTTTTATTTACTTTTTTTTAAAAAACATAATTTAGTTAAAAAAAATATGACTTTAGGACTAGATATTTCAACAACTGTAATAGGTATAGCACTTTTTGATTCAAACGATAAGCTTTGTAATTTAGAGTACATAAAATTTAAACCAAAAACAAATTTATTTCAAAGGCTAGACGATTTCGTTGAGCACTTTGAAAAGTTGAGTTCAGCCATCAATTTAGACAAGGGAAAGAATAAGTTAAAACACATATCAATAGAAGAGCCTTTAAAAGCATTTAAAGGTAAATTTTCTAATGCAGAGACCATACAGAAGCTTACAACCATGAATGCTTTTGTTAGTATTTATGTTTACCAAAAATTTAAGATAGAGCCAAGGTATTATAATGTTCAAACTGCAAGAAAGACGGCTTTCCCAAACTTAACCATTCCTAAAGGTGCCCCCAATAAAAAGTATTTAATTTGGGAAAAGGTTGTAGAGAAAGAGCCTCAAATAAATTGGGTTTATTCTAAAAAAACACATAAACTTAGAGATGAAAACTTTGACATGTCTGATGCTTATGTTGTTGGTTATGCAGATATTATTACCCGACAAATAACTCAAAAAAATATACTAAAAGAAACAGGTTCATAAAATTGTTTAAAAACTCTTTTTAGTTTATATTTGTTTATTATAAAAAATCTTTAGTGGAAAATAATAAACAAATCATAATATCTATACTTGAAAAAATATTTGGCTCACCTAAAAAAAGTGGTGACATAAAAGAGTATGAATTCAACTGCAAAAGTAGGGTTTGCAGAAATGATGAAAACAAATTTAATCTCGCTTATAATTCTCAAAATAATATTTATCATTGTTGGAAATGTAAATACAAAGGACACATACATAAGTTGGTTTCGGACTATGGAAATAATGATGATTTAAATAGAATATCTTTGGTTCTTCCCAAAACAAAACCTTTTAAAAAAGAAAAAAAATCAGAAGAATATAGTGACATGATTACCTGTTCGCTACCAGAAGGGTTTAAGTATATGTCTAAAAAAAGTAATTCAAAGTATTACAAGGCAGCAGCAAGGTATATGTTGTCTACAAGGGGTTGGAGTTGGGATAAAATTAAAAAACATAATTTAGGGTATACCGAAAATAAAGGAAACAGAAAATATAGAATCATATTCCCCTCTTATAATGAGTATGGTCAAGTCAATTATTATGTAGGAAGAACTTATTATGACGTTGTTAAGCCCAATTATATGGGGCCTCCAAAAGAGGAAGTTGCTAGGACTGAAATTATATTTAATGTTAAAAGTGTAAATTTTGATATACCAGTTTTTTTAGTTGAAGGCGTTTTTGATGCTTCATGTATATATAATTCAATACCTATGCTAGGCAAGGAACCAGCTAATGTAATTATAAAAAAGCTAGTAGAGCACAACACTAGAGTTGTTTTATGTTTGGACGAGGACGCATTATATGATAGCATAGAAATATACAACAAACTAAGCTCTTATGGTTTAGATGTTTATTTTGTAGAAATACCAGATGATATAGATGAATTCAATAAAGCAAACGGAAAACAAGCTACAATTGAACTTTTGAAAACTTGTAGAAAGTTAGATTTTCAATATATGTTTAAAAAGTTTGCACTTAATGAAAGTGTTAAAAAGAAGGATGTTATAGATGAGAAAAGTTTAAAAAATGAGTGGGAAAAAATGAAATCAGAAATACTAAAAGACCAAAAATGAGTAAATCTAAAGATAAAAATTCAATAGCACATTTATCTGATATTCATATTAGATACGGAAGTAGACACAAAGAGTATAAAGATGTTTTTCAAAGAACTATAGATGATTTAATTGAAAAGTGTCCTAAAAGAATCGCTATAACGGGAGATTTGTTTCATATTAAAATAAATCTATCCCCTAATGCTTTGGAGTTAGCGGGGTGGTTTTTAAAAGAGTTGTCTAAAATAGCACCAGTTGATTTAATTTTGGGAAATCACGATTTGAATCTACAGTCTCTAGAGCAAGGAAATTCAATCGAACCAATAATAAAATTGATTAGCGATGGTTATATAATTGAAAAAGGTGCAAAGAAACTGCCAAGTCATAATGGTGATGGAAATGGAATATTCTTTTTTTTACATAGTGGTTTTTATAATATAAATGATGATATAGTTTATGGTATATACTCTTGCTTGGATAATGAAATTTTAACGCTTAAAACAAAGGATAAAAAAAAAACATACATTGCAATGTACCACGGCCCAGTATATGGCTCTAGAGGTAATAATGGATATGAATTACACGATAGTGAATATATGATGAAGCTTAGTACTTTTAATAATTTTGACATTGTTATGTTGGGAGATATACATGAGCATCAAGCATTTTCTTTAAAGGCATCAGCAACAGAAAATGTCGCATACCCAGGCTCACTTATACAGCAAGATTATGGAGAAAACTATTGACAAAGGTTATATTGTTTGGGATTTAAAAAGCAAAAGTTTTTCTAGAAAATTTATACCTAATGATTTTGGTTTTTCAAGTCTTCACATCTCTAAAGGTGAATTATTTGAAGATAGGATAGAAGATTTAAAACTTTCTCACAATCCTAAAAAAACAAAAGTTTCTGTTACTTGGGAAACGTTTCAAGAAGATTACTCTGTAGAAAAAGAGAAGCAGATAGAAAGGTTGATAAAAAATAGGTATGGATGCGAGGTGATAAACGTTAATTGTAAGCACATAAGTAAGGAAGGCGAGATAGATGACATTAACATTGATGAAGATAAAGATTACTCAAAAATAGAAGAATTTGAGACTTTGTTGAAGAATTTTGTTGACAACAGCGAATATGATAACGAGGAAGAGGTTTTAAATTTATCCAGAAAAATAGATGAAGAATTAAACCATTCTTCCGAAAAGGGAAAAAAGTGGTTTTTAAATAGTTTAGAAGTTTGGAATTTATTCGGATTTCCAGAAAGTAAAACAACTTTTAATTTCAACGAACTTTCTGGAGTTACTGGTATTTTTGGGAAAAACTTTAGCGGAAAAACCAATATCATTAGAGCTTTTGTTTGGATTGCTTATAGAAAAATGTTAGGAGGAGGAGAGGCCTACAGGTTGACAAATATGTACACAGAAAGCGACAAGGCTGGTGGTCGTATTTATTTAACTATTGATTCTCAAAAGTATTATATAGAAAGGACGGTTAAAGTTAGGACTAAAAAAGATGGAAGTCCTGACGTTTCTTATGGTGTTGAATACAAAATTCTAAAAGAAAATTCTGAAGGCAAAAAGACTTGGGTTTCAATAGATTCAGATAAAGCAGCAACCGAGAAAACTGAAAGAAATAATATTATAGTAGAATCAATAGGTACATTTGATGATTTCACCAAAACAGTACTACAAGCACAAGGAGGCGAAGGCAACTTTTTAGACATGAGCCAGCAGCCCAAAAATGATTTAATAAATAAATATCTTGGCCTTGAAGTGTTTAGAGATAGATATGAGTATGCAAAACGAATTTTTAATGACATAAAATCGAAACAAAAGTTTTTAGGAAACTCAAAAGAACATCAGGAATCTATTAAAAAAGAAGACGACTTAATAGAAGAAAATAATGTTTTATTAAAGAAGTATCAAACTGAAAGGGTGGATACAGACAAGTTGGTTGAATCTCAAGAATACAAAATTAGAGACTTAACAAAATCTATAATAAAAGTAGAAAATACAAAATATTCTGATATAGAATCTGCTAAAAAATCAATTGATAGCACAGTGGAGGCGTTGAATGAAAAGTTGGAACTAGAGTCAGAACTGACTAAATGGGTATCATCCAACTTCAAAAAAGAACTTCCAAAAGATTCTGCTTTAGGGCTTGTTAAAATTCAAGACAATCTCAAAACAGAAAGAAGTTTATTTGAATCAGAAAAAAAGGAATATACTTCTTTGAGTTCTTGGATTGATAATAATCAATTACAAAAAGATGTAGATATTGAGCCTGTCAAACAAAAGGTTTTAAGTACTGAATCAGCCTTGTTGAAATTAAAAAATAAATTAGAAATATCTAAAGGAAAAAAATGTCCGACATGTGGAAATGTAGAGCAAAAACCAGATTTAAACCTAGAAAAACAGTGTAACAAAGATATTGAAAGAGGTGAGAAGTTTTTGTTAGAAAGGCAAGATGAAATTAAAAATGCCAACCAAATTAGTAAACATAACATATTTTTTGGAAAACAAGAAAATAAGTTAGGCTCTTTTAAAAACTCTCTAAAAGAGCGTAAAATTAAGATAGATAATTTGAAGAAAGATTTAGAATTGTCTCAAAAAATTGATGTAATTACCAAGCATAATGATTTAGTAGAATCTAAAAGTAGGTCTCTAGAAAAAGTAAAAGAAGATATTTTAATATTGAAAAAAACGATTGAAGATGTAGAAAAAGAAATTGACATACTAAAGTCTAATAAAGAATCAATTGAAAAAAATAGTGAAATAAACACTCAAATAAAACTAAATGAAGATGAGAAAAAATCTTTGAAACTTATAATAAATCAATTAAATGAAAAAGTAACTTCCATTAAATCTGATATAAAAGTTTCTACAAGCAACAAAGAGAATTTGAAAGACAAAATTGAAACAATTAAGAAAGCGGAGTCTTCATATAGCAAATATGCTATTTACCTACAGGCTGTTCATAGAGATGGTATACCTGCTAGGATAATAAGACAAAAACTGCCTATAATAAATTATAAAATTAACTCTATATTAAAAAATTTAGTTGACTTTAAAGTTGAAATGATTATAAAAAACAATGGAGATATAAAAGAATTCTTTTATTTTAATTCTTTGGAAAAAGATGCTTTGCCAATAAGCATGGCTTCAGGTGCACAAAAGTTTATAGGAAGTGTAGCAATAAGAGACTCTCTTCATTTTGTTAGCTCACTAACCAAACCATCTCTGTGTATAATAGATGAAGGGTTTGGGGCTTTGGATGACGAATTGACTATAGCTATACAGTCTGTATTCTATTATTTAAAGGCTAAATATAAAAACACATGGATTATAACTCATAAAAATGAAATTAAAGATTTTGTTGATAATATAATTCAAGTATCTAAAAACAAATCAACATTAACAGAAGAACAATTAAAAGAAAATCCTAGAGCTGGGGTATCTGTTTTCGATTTAAATAATAGACATCAAAACAAAAACAAAGATATTTCTAAGGAAGTTTCTTTTTAAATTCTAGTCTCTGGATTTTCGTATGGTTGCTCTAAATCCCTAGCGCCAGCTTCTTTAAACCTTCTTACTTTAGACCTTAATTCTCCTGCTTCCTTTTGTTTTTCTAAAAATTGTTTTTGATACTGCTGCGCTTTAGTCAGTTTAAAACTTACTTCAACAGTGCTCATCCCTCTGTCGTTTGGGTTGTATTTTTCTGGGTTGAAGTCAAAGAAGTCCCCAGTAAACCACATGCCTCTAATGTTGCTAGCCTTAAAAAGTCTCCAAACATTTTTAGCTTCTGCACTACGAACATTTATAGACTTAGATTCAGATTCTGATTGACCAACCTTATGAACGGCTCTTATAACACGATTCCCAGCTTTAGACATTCCCATAGCAACAGGATATATTAGCCTATACTTACCAGAAGGTGCTATCATATCATCTCCTTTATATAATATTCCAACTTCTCTTCCTTGAAGTATTGCTTGAGTCATCAAATCTACATTAAAAGGAATCCTAGTGTTGCTTGCAGTAAAATTATCTACATTCTCTTTTATAGCTATACCAGCTAGTTTCTGAGCTCTTTTTATATAAGATTCAGATAAAATCATTTTTTCTTTTTCTTGGCTTTCGATTTCTTTGCTTTAGCCCACAAATCGGCATCTGCTTTTCTAGCGCCTCCAGAGCCAGTAATAAAACTATTTACGCGACCCATAGCCCACTGATTTTGCGCAACCCCAGGCCTGTGACCAGTTCTCCACGCAGCCATACCTCTGTTATACACTTGCTTTAATATAGTAAAAGATATGCCAGAAGATTTGGCTTTACTCTTTAATCCTTTATCATTATTTTTAGATTCTTTTATAACATCTTGACTGCTTGGCATTATAGATATTCCATATTTTTTATTAAGAATCTTTTCTAATGCAATAGGTATAGCCATTGAAACTGAGCCTAAAGCCATTACACCAATTATTTTACCTAAGTCTTTTGATTGTTCTTTTAAAAACTTTATTTCCTCTTTCGTAACATCTTTTTTCGCAAGTATTTTTTTGCATATTTTAAATGCCTGAACAGTTTCCTTTTTCTCTCTTGAAGCAGCCTCTTTAAACTTATTAAAAGAATCAACCAGCTTATTTTTTTTATCTTTTATTAATTTGTTAAATCCTTCGCCATACATTTTTTTATAAGCCAAAGTCGCGTCACTTTTTTTTGTATTTTCACCCTTATCAGCTTTCCATTGCTTAGTGTATGCAGAAGGGTCAGATGACTTTTTGTGAGCAAACTTATCTATCTCTTTTTTCATTTGAGACCTTTTGTTCTTAGACTTAGATGTAAGATATTTGCCAGCTACTTTTCTTCCTTTTTTTGTTCTAGAGTCTTTACCTCTATTTTCTAAAAATAGACTTAATGTTTCTGATATAATTTTTTGTAAATTGATTTCAATATTAGATAAGTCCGTTTTATAAATTTTTACTTCCAAATCTCCACTACCTTTTATTAGTCTATGAAACTTTTCTGACTCTATAAATATCGGTCTTTCAGGAGTTAAATTTTGCGGAATTTCGTTATCTATTTGTATTTGCCAATCACTTTCGTGCAAAGGGAATATAATTCTATCTTCCTTATCTCTATGCCAAACCAACTCGTTTTCATTTAATGAATTAGAAAAATTTCTAACAACAAACTTCCCATCTTTATTTTCATCAAACGGTAAGTTGTTTTTTTTACTTTTATTACTTTCTTCCATTTCTACCACCATTTACCTTCTCCACTTAAGCCTAGCATTTTTGCATATCTAGGTAGTCTACAAGACCAGTAGCCAGGCATAGTTTTATCGTTCTTTGTTTTACAATTGTGCCTATCAGCAAATCTTTTTCTCGCATCAGAGTCTTTTAATTTAACTGCTAATTTACCCCCTCCATCTTTGGCTCCAAATGAAACTTTAACAACCTTTCCAGTAGAAGGGTCTTTTACAAATACATAAAACTTTTTGCTACCCCCTCTTTTAGGTTTGTTTAATTTTACTTTTTTGCCTTTGTATTTAGCTTCATCTAATTTAGAAAAATTTTCTTCAAATGGCAAATCTAAAATAACAACTTGACCTCTATATTCACCTGTTAGACCAGCATCACTTTTAATAATACCCTCATCACACTCACAAAGTACAATAGAGTCCCTATTGTATAATGACCTAACTTCTTTTATTAAGTTCATGTGTTTATCTGAAGCATATCTATATATTGAGTTGTGAACGCTTATATCATTATCTATATGATATTTTAACTCATAACTTATATCGGATTTAGACTCTTTAATAATCATAATTTCCTTAAGCTCAGTTTCTAATATTTCTGATATAAATTTTTTCATTTACTTTATAAATAATCTATTAGATAAATAGTTGGAATTTTATAAAAATTTTGATATATTGCATGATTATAATGTCATCTTCTAAAATTACAAAAATAAGTTATTCTGCATACTCTTTATATAAGAATTGTGGACATAGGTATTATCTGGAGAATATAATAGAAGCTCCTGATTTCATACCTTCTATATACGCCTACTTTGGAGATGCTATGCACGATTCATTAAGGAAGGGTGTAGAGCACAGTCTGAATGAAGAAGAGAGAATAAATAATTTTATTTATGTATTCAAAAAGTTGGTGATGGATAATTTACAAAACCACTCAGAATTTGCAAAATTAAAAGAGTTTACAGAACAAGGAATAGAGATACTTAAGATAGTACCTACCGAAAGGCTGTCTGAAAAATATATTTTTATAGGTGCGGAAGAGTTGGTTGTAGAGTCTATGTATAAAAATTACTCTTTTATTGGATTTATAGATTTAATTCTAAAAAATAAACTAACTGGTAAATACGTAATAATAGATTGGAAGACATCAACATTCCCTTGGGATGTCAAGCAAAAAAAGTCTGATAAAACATTTATTTCTCAAATGATGTTTTACAAGTATTTTTATGCCTTGAAAAAAAATATACCACTACAAGATGTAGATTGTAAATATGTTGTATTAAACAGACTTAAGAAATCAGGTGATAAAGGTGGATATGGTGCAATTCAAAATGTAGAAATAGACACCGATGAGTCAGCTATGGAAGAGGCGTTAGAAGATTTGGCTAAAATAACTAGAGATATTTTTATTAAAAAAGTTTTTACTAAAGCAAAATTGGAAAAGAGGAAAGACTCTTGCAAATACTGCCCTTTTAATAAAAATTATAAATTGTGTAATGACGAAAAAAAACAAGAGCTAGATTTAGTTACCGCCTAGCTTTTGAAAGTTTTTCCAATTATAAGCTCTTTTCAATTTTTGGTATTTTTTATCTATACCTTTCACCCCTTCTTTATCTAAGTCGCCCTCATCTGCGGTTTCGTCTTTTTTTTCTGAATACCCCTTTTGTACCTTTAGGTCATAATCACTTTGAAACCAAAAATCTTCATCATCTGGATTGTAACTTCTCTTAAAATCTTTAGGTACAAATATTTGATTAAAAATATCCATGTATATATCAGATGCTGGAGTTGTGTCATTTGGCCCTGGTCCAACATTTTCATTAATAGAATTTTTATATTTTTTATCCCAAGCAACTTCTAAGCTTCCGTATTTTTTAACCATCCACTCTTTAAGGTCTTCTATTCTAAATTGGCCTTGTTCAGAATCAAATCCACAGACATGACATAAATTAGGGTCTGCATCTTTCTTTTCCTTTTCCCAACTATGATAGCAATTGTCACAAACAAGCAACCCAGACAGTTTTTTTAATCTATTTTTATATGATTCACTTAATAGCATTTTTATAATTCTGAAATTTTAATACTATCTCCGCTTATCTCTACTTTAAAAGTAGAAGGACAAACGTTTTCTAAATATCTCTTATAAGTTTCTAAAGAATTATTTTTATAATTTAATTCTTGGTCTACTTCTATTTGTTTTATTTTAAAACTTTCTTTGTCTTTTGGCTTCTTCCAATTTATTACATTTTTAGTATTTGAATTTTTAAGAAAATCTAATTCATCAGTAAAATGCCAAACCACCTCCCCAGAAGCCCTTTTGTAAAACACATCTCCTCCAATGTCTCTGACTTGGTATTCGTATTGAATCACATTTGTTGCCTCCGACAAAATGCCAGACAGTTGCATCATTCTTCCTTTATAAGATTCAGATAAATTCACACTATTTAAACTAAAGTTTATTATAAATATCAATAAACTTTACTTTTATCATTCTTAAGTTAAATTGTTTTTATAATGCACACAAGAAGTCAGATAATTAATAACCAAAAACACTTTTCATATGAGATAAAAAAGTGGTTAAAAAATGACTTTTCTAACTCAAGAAAAGAGTTGAAAAAAATAGACACATACGACCAAGACATTATAGAGGCAAAAAAAGAATTAGAAATAAAGTTTCAAAATATAAAACTAGAAAAAGAAATAAAAAATTTTTTTATAAACGAAACAAATATATACCCTAAATTTTACGCTTGGTGGGACGAGCATAGTGAAAAAGTAGAAATATTTTTATATGAAAGCAAATAGAAAAAATACCAACAATGTTTTAATAGATTTAGCATACAAAGGTTCAATAAATGAATTTGAAGAGTTTTATGGATTTTCAGTAACATATCAAGAGCTTGAACAGCAAAGTTATATTGAGTTCAAAGAAATTATGTTTGAAACAGTAAATTCTAAAATAAAATTTAGAAAATACGGAAGAATAGGTAAAGTGTTGACTGTTAGAGCTGAGATGTATGATGAAGAAATTGAATTATTTGAAAATTTAATACAAAATAATAAGATTAAGACTATTTATGATTGGATAGTAAAAGATGTTACAATTATAAAAGAAGAAGAATATGAGTAATAAAGGAAATACAAAAAAAGAAATGCAACAAAGATTTGCAGATATGGGCATACCAACACCAGTTAAGCCTATAACAAACCCAAAATCAGCACCAAAAAATTCTGAGTTAGCTTCTAAGATGGACCAAATAAGAAATGGCTCACTAGCAGGAAATTTTAAGCAATTTATATCTAAGTCAGAAAAGACATCAAGCATGCCAACAAATATACCAGTTCCTAAAGTTGGTAAGAATCCGAATGAAAAAACTAAAGACGCACCAGCACTTAGTAGCTTTACCCCAAAATCAAGCTCAGAAGCGTCTATGTTAGAAAATATGATGTATGGAACAGGACCTACAACTTCTAGTGCGCCTAGCACATCCGCAGATGTGTCAGATTTTGGGCCACAAAATGTAGATATTAGAAGTAGGCTTCAACAAAGGTTGGCACAAAAGCAAGATGAAGTCAATGACGATTCTCATTTCGCTCAACCAACTCAAGTACATGGAATTTTAGAAAATCAATTAACTGATGCTGAGCTTACTGATAAAATCACAGAAGTAGCAAAAAAAGTTTCAAAAGATATGATTAAAAATGTTATTATGGAACTTTCTAAATCTAAGGGAGGATTGATAGTGGAAAGTAAAAGCGTAAAGAAAGCAGAAATTGTAGCAAGAAACAAAGTAAAAATAGACGGAAAAGTTTATAAATTAACTTTAGATAAATAATGTCAAAATCTAACTACAAAATAAAAACTGAATTGATAAAAGACAAGCCTTTTGTAACGGTTGAAATGTCATATAAGGATAGCTTTTCTAATGATAAATATATTTTATTTGGCAGCTTAAATGAAAGTAGGGTTAATTTCACGTTTGTAAAAAATAAAGAACAAAAGATAAATGAAGCATCTTTCTATGCTACAAATGATTTAGGCTCTAATACATTTATTGAAGAACTTTCGAAAGGAGTTAATAACTATGATTTTATTGAAGATTTTAAGAAAAATAATTTAGAAGATTTTACAAAAGAATTATCTGAATTTATTGTAAAATGTGATTCGTCAATGATTTCTGATGGAAAAATATTTGAAGGATACAAAGATAAATTAAGAGGTATGGCTGGTATAAGTGGAATAAATAAAAATTTAAGATAATGCTAATAAAAAAGGGAAGCAAAGGAAATGAGGTAAAAGAAATACAAAAAGCCTTAGGGTTAAATGCTGATGGAATATTTGGTGCTTACACTGAAGCTGCTGTAAAAAAATATCAAAAACTTCAAGGTTTGAAGGATGATGGAATTGTTGGTCCAAAAACTTATGAAAAACTAATAGGAGAAAATTTAGATGCAGACACTGACAGATTTGGATATGATGAGGCAAACGACAAAGATGATAAATTAGAATACCTAGGCTCTTACACAACGGAGGATGGTTTAGATATTGATAAAGCTTATTTAGATTCTGACGAATATGTTAGAACTTATGGAAAAATAGAGCCAGAAAACTTTTTTATACATCATACCGCAGGATGGAACAATCCGTACAATACCATTAACTCTTGGAATAGAGACAAAAGAGGTAGGGTTGCTACTCAATATTGTATTGGAGGAATTAGTATAAAAAAGGGAAAATATGGAGATGAAAAATATGACGGTGAAGTTGTAGAATGTTTCCCAGACGATTATATAGGTTGGCACTTAGGTAAGGTTGGGAACTTTAACATGTCAAAATACTCATCTGCTGTTGAGGTAAATAATTTTGGCTATGTAGTAAAAAAAGGAGACAAATATTATAACTATGTAAATGTAGAAGTTCCAGAAAGTATGGTTTGTGATTTGGGTTATAAATTTAGAGGACATCAATATTGGCACGCATATACGCCAAAACAAATTGAATCTTTAAGACTGTTAATTAAACATGTTGCTAGAATTTATCCAAAAATAGATGTAACAGCTGGAATACCTCAACTCTTAAAAGATGGAGTTGACCCCAAGGATGCATTTGAATTTAACAAAGATGCTTACTACGGAAAGGTAAAGGGATTATGGAGCCACACGTCAGTCCGTAAAGACAAATTTGATATGTTTCCCCAAAAGGAATTAGTTGACATGCTTAAAAGCCTTTAGTCAATACTTAATTTTTGGTTCATATTTATTATATATGAAAGACTTTTATGTAATATCAGAATCTAACAATAAACCTCTTACTAAAACGGAAATCAAGAAGATTGTTAAAGCCGAAATAGAAAGAGCTTTAAATAAGGCTAAAATTTTAGACAAAGAAGATGTTAGAAAGGTTGTAAAAGATATGATGATAAAACAATACAAGTTTTTCTGGGAGAAAAAAAGTTTTTGGGTAAACAATATTTAAAATGAACAAAAAACAATTAAAGAATTTAATAGACACAGAAGTGTCAAAAGTTTTTTCTGATATGACATCAAAAGAACCAGAAAAAGAAATGAGAGAAACTAAAAAAGTTAAATCTTCACCAAAAAAAACAAGTCTAACAGAAGAAGAGTTAGATGATATATTGTTTTACGGAGGAAAAAAGAAAAAAGAAAATTAAAATGGCAGCAGAAATTACAAAAGCAGAAATACAAGACTTGCAAAAACAATTTACTCAAAAAATTGGAGACTATGCAGTTAAGTTTAATGAACCATCTATTTACAAAGGATACAGTGGACAAGATGCAAATTGGTCTGGAACTGTCCTTTTAGAAAAGGACTACATGATATCTTGGGAATTTTCACTAATTAATGGCCTTAAAATATTGGATGCAAACTTTAATGTTAACGATAAAAATAAAAACATAATGCAAGACCTACAGGACATATATGAAATTTTTTACGACAAGTTAAATCAAGTCGTTAGAGATGTGGAATATCAGCCAGAAACTAAAGAAACAGGCGATGAAGTAATGTTAGGTACAGACGCTGATGAAACAGAGCAGTTAGGCGGACCTGCAGAGACTTCACCAGAAGGTGAAAGCATGCCAATAAACGAATCTAGAATGGTAAAAAATAGAAGAAAGACCATAAATTCCAACTATGAAAGAATGAAAAGGTTGGCTGGATATAATAAATAAAAAAAACAAAAAACATGAAAACAATTATTAAAATTTTAAAATCTTGGTGGATTGACGCAGCTACAACTGGATTGTTGGGTGTAGTGCTTTTAATATATGGATACAAGCTATATGCTGGTATTGCACTGGGTTGGTCTATAAAAACTTTACTAAAATCATTAAAATCTATGGTTATTGCAGAAGAAGTTAAACCTGCAATACCTACTAAAAAGCCTGTAGCCAAGAAACCTGTAACTAAGAAACCTGCAACTAAGAAACCTGCAACTAAGAAACCTGCAACTAAAAAGTCTTCTACTAAGAAAAAGTAGATTTTTTAACTTACTGAAAACTATTAACCCATCAACATTATGTTGATGGGTATTTTATTTAATCAAAATTTATAAAAATGGAAAACAAAAAAAACCCCACATACCTCAAGTGGTTATTTACAGAACATAAAACAGGTAAATTAAAAGTGCTTTTAACTATAGTTGGTATAATTCAATCAATTTATATTACACCCCTTCTTATAGAGGAATATAATTATGGCATGCCATTATATCCTGCTATAATGGGATTTGTAGCTTCTTATGGATTCACAATAGGCATCACTCTACAGCCATATTCAATATATAAAAGATTGGTTGAATTAGATTGGTGGAATAAGTTTGGAAATTAGTTTTTAATAATCTTCCAACTCTCTAATGGATTGGTTTCATATTTTAAAGGCGTTTCTCTATATATTAAAAATTTGAAACTCTTTCCAGATACAAGACTATCATTACCTTGAATTTTTACATAATCACCATCTTTAAGCTTTTCACTTTCTGCAGCATCCACTATTTTAAATAAATCATCTAACTGTCTTTCCATTTTGACTGTAACACCTTCAAAGTTTAATATAACTGTTTCACCAGGCTTACTATCAAATATGCTTTCTGAAGCTTTAACATCTTCTTGAGCTGCCATTTCTTCGTAAGACTCTTTTATTAACTGTCTGATAATTTCTTTTGTAATTTTCATTTTTTTATTTTTGTAAAAATTGTTATCTATAAATATAGGAATTTTTCTTTTTTTCTTGTAAATTGCGATATTATGAGTACAAATCCAATAGTTATAACAAAACTTAAATCAAACTATAAGGTAGAATATAATTATAGAAAGAATTTAAGTGATTTCATCAAAGGATTCCCAGAAGACCAAAGGAGGATTAATGTTGATTACATACAAAATCCTGATGGTACTGGTTATGAAAGTTGGTACAGAGTTGTTTCTTCGGGATATATAGGCAAAGTTATTTCTTTTATAAAAGATAATGGAATGCCTTTTAAGTTTACAAACTTAACTCCCGAAGAGGTTGAATCATTAAGAAGAGAATTTGTCAAAAGACAAGAGTCTTTACTAAAAGCACTGTCTATAAAGACTGAAAATATAAACACTTCTAAAGTTGATTTTTCATTCATGAATATAGAGCCTTATGATTATCAAAAACAGGCTGCTATATTTTTTGATGCTTGTAATGGAAGGTCTTTGTTGGGCGACCAGCCAGGAGTTGGAAAGACTGCTGCTGCAATGACATATGCTTGCTGGAAGAATAAGAAAACCTTAATTGTATGTCCTGCAAACCTAAGGTTAAATTGGCGTAATGAAATACTTAAGTTTACAAAAGAGAAAGCTTTTGTATACAAATGGAAGCCAACCAAGAAATCCAAGAAAATTAACCACCCTAAGGATGATTCTATGTTTCATATTATGAGCTACAGTTCTCTGGATACATACATAACTATAGAAATGTCTCACACATGTAAAAACGTATTTTGTGGTTGGAAAGGTAGAAATAGTAAAAAAAGATATAAAGACAAAGTTTGTCCTAATTGCGGAGTAAGAGGTATGGTTAATTCTAGGGCGACAAAAAACATAACATTCACACCAGACAAGATGGGAGAAGTGTTAAATGCGGAAGATTATGAAATATTGATAATGGATGAGGCTCATTATATTAAAAACAACTCAGCAGACAGAACTAAACTGGCAAAGAAGACGTTAAAAGATATACCTCAAAAATTGCTATTAACAGGTACTGCGATAAAAAGTAGACCTTATGAATTTTTCTCTTTATTAAACTTCCTATACCCAGAAGAGTGGAGTAATGCTCACTCTTTTGGGGTGAAATACTGTGCTGCAGAAAAAAACAATTTTGGATGGGACTATAGTGGAGCTTCTAATTTAGATGAGTTATTTGAAAAAATATCACCATTCTTTCTTAGGAGGTTGAAAAAAGATATATTAAAACACTTACCTCCAAAAACTTATACAGCTATACCTGTAGAGCTTACCCCTATAGAAACGAGAGAGTATAATAAGATTAAAAAAGGCATAAAAGAAGAGAGTTCTCAAGATGACCAAGAGGCTGACAATAGAATGAATCACTTAACTAGAATTCAAAAGTTAAAACAATTCACCTCAGAAATAAAAATGAAAAGAGCATTTGAGTTTATTCAAGATATTATTGATGGAGACGAGAAGGTCGTAGTTTTTAGTCAATACAAAGGAGTTTCTTACGAAGTAGCTAATAAATTCGGAGATAAAGCAGTTGTATTTAATGGAGACATTAATGCAAACAAAAAAGAAGAGGCTGTAGAGGCTTTTATGACGGATGACAATGTCAAGGTGTTCTCTGGTACAATAGGTGCAGCAGGAGTCGGTATAACGCTTACATCGGCAAGTATTTCAATATTCATTGACCAACCATGGACTAGTGCAGATAGAGAACAGGCAGAAGATAGAATACACAGAGCGTCTTCCACGTCAGATAAAATACAAATTATAAGACTTATATGTCAAGATACAATTGATGAAGATATAGAAAAGCTTTTAAATCAAAAGTCCTCAATATTATCTAAAGTTTTAGATGGGAAAGAATTTGAGCAGACAGTTGAGGTTAAAGATGGTAATATATTCGGAGATTTAGTAAAATTATTATACAACTAAAAAACATGAAAAAACTAAACACTATTTTATACATTCTGATTTTAAGCTTCTTAATTACAGGATGTGCAGACGTAAGCCCTAACGCAATCGATTGTGTTAATGAATCTTCTTATGGATTCTTTGGAGGCCTATGGCATGGACTAATATCAATATTTTCTTTTATAGGAAGTTTGTTTATGGATGATGTGGCGGTGTATGCTTATAACAACAATGGAGCTTGGTATGATTTTGGTTTTTTACTGGGAGTTGGGGCTTTTGCTTCTCGTGCGACAAAGTAGTAATTTGACAATTAAAATAAATATATTTTTTATCTAATGTAATATTTTTATATATTTGTCGTTAGATAAAAAAAGGTTCTTTGAAATGTTGGAAAAGTAATTTAAATGGACGGGTAGCTCAGCTGGATAGAGCATCTGCCTTCTAAGCAGACGGTCGAAGGTTCGAATCCTTCTCCGTTCACCATTTAATAGGGCCTCTAGCTCAGCTGGTTAGAGCAACTGACTCATAATCAGTAGGTCACAGGTTCGAACCCTGTGGGGCCCACTCAAATATTTTATCATTGCAAGCAGTTGTCACCTTCAACTTTAATAAGGAGAGTTTAATAGTCACTTCTTAGACACTGCTTGCATCTTATTAACCTGACACAGCAGATTAATAGAGGTTGTACGGTCCAAATTTACTCTTTAAAATATTAAGGGACCTATTCTGGTGACAATTCCAGACGCGGAGATGTGATGAAACTTTGGACATTTAGTTAGTGCATTAACTGATGTCTGTATGGGATTAAGCCGTGAAAAACGGGGCGGACTGTGAAAAAAACTGCCCCTTTTTATATTTTATTTTTTAAAAACATTTAAAATACGTGCTGTTTAATCTGCGGCTAGTCCAGTCCATAGGATGATGAGAAATGGTGTGATAACCATATGGAGATACTTCGACAGTAATTAAATTTACACAAGTGTATGAGGATAGGTGTGAGACTTTGAGGCTGTGCCGCCAGGTGCAGATTAGTCGTCCTTGAGATAGCACCCGCTTGATGTCGGAATTAAATTAAATAAGTTCTATTAATTCCTCAAATTGCTTTTCTGATAATCTATCAAAAGATATTTTTTTCTTGATATTTTTGGAGTATATTAATTCTTCGTTTGGCTCATCTACATACCAATCCTTTCCTCCAATTTTTACTTTAGGCAAATCTAGCTCCACCTTTTTTCTGCTGCCCCCCTTAGATTTTGCTTTTTCACTATTTAGCTTTGTGAAAAATAATTCGTTTTTAATAATTCTATCAACTCTTAACTTTTCTTTTGTTTGAGGAACATCATCTTTGGCAAAATATATTGTTTGTATTTCATTATTTCTAATGATAGCATATATTTTATTTCCGTTGCTTTTAGTTTTTCTGTCTAAAAAAAATAAATTTTTTCCAACTACATCTAATCTATCCTCCTCTGAATAGTAGTTTATTCTTTTTGGGTCTATCCTTATGTATGCTAATATTACTGCAAAATCTTCATTTTTTGGAAATTCGTAACCCTCTATAAGTCTATATTTTCTTTTTATACTTTCTCTTTCATCACTACTCAGGCTATATGTCCCTACTGACTTATAATCTGGCTCAAAAACATTTGTTGAACCTCTCTCTTCATATCCAACTTGAATATTGTCTCTATCTATAAACCTTTCTGACAGTCTATCTAAAGAGTGTTCGGCAGAAAAGGCTTCTTCCAAAATTTCCTTAACAATTTTTCGAATAGAATTCATACTGTAATATTTTAATAAAATATACGTTTATTTGTAAATAGTCACATATTTATTATTATGAAGAGAAAAATGTTAGTTTTAGTTGGACCTCCTTCTGTGGGAAAGTCAACTTGGATAGCCTCAAACTACCCAGAAGCGTATATTATTAATAGAGACGACATTGTAGAATCGGTAGCATCAAGCTACGGATGGACTTATGATGATATGTTTGCGACACCACCAGAATATGCAGAAGTAGGTGATGTTGACGAAAAGTACGGTACAGTCAAAGAGTCTCCATCGTGGATGACCTGGACTGAAACTATATTTGACAAAGTTTTTGAAGCAAATGGAAAAGTTCAAAAACTAATGAATGATAAAGTCTCTCAAGCACACCCTAGCAGCAAAGATGTTGTTGTTGATATGACAAATATGAACACAAACTCCAGAAAAAATGCAATGAAAGCAATAGAGGGAAATGAGAGTGAATACCACAAAGTGGCTGTAGACTTTAAATTTCAAGGAGCAGAAGATGTGATAAAAAAAATGGCAGAAAAAAGAGCTGAATCAGCTAAGAGAATGGGTAAGTCTAAAACTATTCCTTCAGATGTTTTTAATAAAATGTTTTCATCATACTCCAAACCATCTACTTCAGAGGGTTTTGATGAAATAGTGTCTGTTGATAATGTTGAAAACCTTAAATCTTCTTTAGACAAAGATGATTTAAAAGAATCAATTAGGAAAGAAATAAGAAAAGAGTTATGGAATTTATAGGCAAATATGAAAATTGGTATAATCGACTTATGAAAGTTGGTTATGATGGAGCAGAGGATAAGGTTAAAAGTTTCATGGAGGCACATAATGATATTATATGGGAACAAAAGTTAATGGACTTCGTAAATAAAGGAATGGAAACAAAAGATGCTATGTCAAAGGTTAGCATTTTAAGAGAAGCATTTGCTGGTGACCATAAATGTGAAAAGTTTGTTCAGTCTATAGAGGATAAAAAATAATTATATTTTAATTAAAATCATATTTTATTAATATATTAAATAATAAACTTATGACAAAGATAAGAATTAACGACTTGCCAAACGAGGAGAGAATGTTTTTTTTAAAAAAATTTAAAACAAAATATTTTGAAGAAAATTTTGATGACCTTTATTTTCAGCTTGAAGAAGAGTGTGTAAAAAGAGGCTATGTTGATAATGAAATAAAGTTCATAGTAGAAAACAAATATGTTAAAGCCTATGTTTTGGTTGATTTGATTAAATAGTTTAACTACTTTATAAAACTATTATATATTTATATTCATATGCAGCAAGTATTAGTATTAAACAGCACATACCAGCCCATAAATGTAACAAGCTTATCTAGAGGATTTAAGTTAGTTTTTAAAGGAAAGGCTGAAATACTAGAACACATCTCAAAAGAACCTATTGTAACAGAAAGAAAAAGCTTTAAAAGACCTACAGTTATTAGACTTTTAAAATACGTATCCGTTCCTTTTAGAAAAGTTTATTTATGCAGGCAGAATATATTTAGAAGAGATGATTTTCAATGCCTATATTGTAATAGCGAAAAAGATTTAACCATAGACCACGTAATGCCCAGCTCTAGAGGAGGTAATAACACTTGGCAGAATTTGGCAACATGTTGTAAATCTTGTAACGAAACAAAGGATAACAAAACCCCAGAAGAAGCAAATATGAATATGAGACACAAGCCTTTTAGGCCTTCCTATTTATATTATGTTCAGAAATTTAAAAGAATACATAAATCCTGGAATGTTTATGTTGGAATTAATAGTTAAGACTTTTTATAAGCCCTGATATAATCTATTTCGTGATACGTTGGAAACGTGGCTTCATCTAATTTTCTATCTTCACCCGCATCTATTTGATTTCCTATAATGATATGCATTGGATGTTTGAAGTCTTTTATGGCTTTTGGGTTACTAAAAACTCTAATTAATATATTATCATAATATATTTTAAAACCTTTTTCATTCCACTCTACCGCATATGTGTGAAAGTCTGTTGATATATTATTAACATTATGTCCCATCGCTTTCATTTTTTTGTTTTCAGATGTTCCCCAATGAAAGTTAGACTCAAAATTAACTAAGCCCCTAACAGGCCTGCCAGTATATGCTTCATATATATCTATTTCTGGTGGCCAAGCATGTACAGATGCTAACCAAAAAGCAGGCCAATGCCCTGGTTCTGAAGGCATTTTACTTCTTATCTCAAAGAAACCATACTTTTGCTCAAAAGACTTAGAACTATCTAATTGACCCACTCTATATGGTATGGTGTACGAGCCGTAATCTTCTCCTTCCCAAGTTACATAGTTTATTTTTATGGGATTTTTTTCAGCTCTTTGTTTTATTGTAGAATCTGTAAATTCAAACATATTGTCTCCACAATATTGTTTTGGAGCTGTACTATCTTCAATAATACTCCCTGGATGGTATCTTAGCCCAAAGTAATGGTCAGTTCTCCACTTTTTTTTATCTAATTTTTTATTGTTAAATTCATCTTGAAAAGTCAGATTCCAACCTTTTTTTTTAGAATTATTATTAACATTTTTAAATCTTTTAGAATCAAAAGCTAAATAGCACCATAACCTAATTTTTAAGAAAAAGTTGATTACAAAATCTCTCAATACCCACATATATATATGACTTATTTTTTACTTATTTTCGTTGCTAAATATGCCTCCAACAGTCCTTAGTCCAATCAAGGTACATCCAGCTACTAGAACAGAGTTAAACAATTCTTTTCCAACACCATAAAAGTGAAAGCCATCTAAAACGTAAGTTACAGCACATAGCGCTAAAAATATATTACCCCAAAACTTTTTACTTGATACTTTTCCTCCTTTTTTTTTTCTGTGAATAAATCTTTCATAATTTTTAATTTTAATTAAATGTGGAGGATATCGGAGTCGAACCGATGACCTCCTGCGTGCAAGGCAGGCGCTCTAGCCAGCTGAGCTAATCCCCCATAAGTTTTATAATAAATATCATAAAAAAACAATATGCTACATTATACCAGCTAATTTTTTTAATCTTTTTTTATGGCTTTCAGATATTATGTTTTTTGATTTTTCAACATCAACAACTAAAGGGTTAGAGTCCAAAGATTTGCCAAACATTTCAGACTCTTTTTTTCTTCTTTTAATGTGGCCTGGATAACTTACGTTTGTGGATAATATCCTTTCTTTAGCTTCTTCGTAATTTCCTTTTTTGACTAGTTGTATGAAATCGCTACCTCTAAATCCACCTCTTCCCATGTTAAATGTCATGGAAACCATTGCATCGTACATGTTTTGGTCTACATAAAAAGGTATGTTTTTACCTTTCCATTCTTCAAAAACACTTTTTACCGCTTTTTCAGCACTATTCAAATCTTGAAGCAAAAGTTCTTTAGCTTTTTCTAGTTTTATTGTATCTCCAACTTTAAATTGTGAATTACTTTTACTTTCAGCATGCCCCCATCCAATGGTTATCATATCGTCTCCCAAATCATAAGCAACCAAGACTGGTTCGCCTTTAAATTTTGCAGAACCCTCTTCTATTTTCATGAAGTCAATCAAAGAATCTGATATAGAGCTGGGTATATGACTTAAAATCACTTCTTCATCTACACTTTCCTCCTCATCTTCTTTAGAGTCCAAGTCCATAACATCAGGAGAATCTTCTTCTGCGTTATTTGCTGTTAAATCTAACTTAATAATTTCAATTTCATCATCTAGCCCTGAATCACTATTAGATGCATAATCATACAATTGAGAATAACTCATTATACCAGCCAAAGATATAAATGCGTATTTTAAAATTTTTAATTTTATTTTTTTGGGTAGATTTTTAATTTTTTTAAACAGTATATTTAAATATTGTTTTGCTTGCTCTATAGTTTTTACCCCCAAAGTAGAGTCTTTAACTTTTTTTTCTGTTAAATCCCACTCGTAAGTTGGAGAAGGTTCTTCAGAGTTTTCTTTGTATACATTTTTTATAGCCTCAGATATAAGGTTTTCTATCTCTTTTATATTAGATTCTTTTAGCATGTAAATAAATAGTTTTAAAAAATAAGACCACTTATAGTAGCGAACTTTAAGTGGTCTATGCAACCGAAGTTACAACGGTCCTAACCGTATTTTAAATGTTATGGATATTGAAACTCAATATCAATAGATTTATAATCATTATTTATTGATACCTCTGTTGGATAAAAGCTGTTTGAATTTTCTTTTTTTTCTATATTCAATTTCAAACCCTCAAAATCATCACCATCAATAATGCCTGAGCCAAAGTCATAAACTTTTTCAAAATTTTCTAATTCATCCTCCCAAGCATCTTCTGTTGCTCTATATATTTCAGAATTTAAAGTCAATTTATGAATCTTAGGTTTTAACATACTGAATCCATATGTCTTTTCGCTAGTAAGCACACTCCACTCTACCGTTGCAGTGCTATCGCCAAAATAATCATCTGGGCCTAATACGTCATTTATGTATAAGTGTAAATCTACTTTTGTCACATATGTTTCTGAGTCTACACCTAATGCTTCTCTTATTATTTTTCTTATTTCTTGACTCATACTAATAAATATAATTAATTTTTATTTAATTTGTAATTATTTATTGTATATTAGATTAGAAAAATAATTATGAGTAATTTAAAAGATAAAATATCAGAAGACTTCATGAAAGCTTTTAAAGCTAAAGACATGGATAAAAAGAATTTTCTTGGTGTAATTAAAGGAGAGATTCAATTGCAAGAAGGTAGGGGAATAGATTCTACTGATGAAAATGTTTTAAAAGTTTTGAAAAAAATAGAAAAATCTTTAAAACAAACAAATACTAAAGAGACAAAAAAGGAACTTAGTTATATTAAAAAATATCTACCAGAACAAATGGATGAAAAAAGAATAAAAGAAATTATTCTTGAATACACAAATTCTGGATTGGGTAATGTTGGTCAAATAATGGGAAAATTTAACAAAGAACACAAAGGTAAGGCGGATAATAAGTTGGTATCTGAAATAGTTAAATCTATTCTAAATTAAAGTGAGTTATGGCTTCTGATAATTATAGATATAATAAGTATAGCATGCCTGAACAAGATTGGGAAAAGAAACTTATTACATATTCTAACTTTATTTCAGATAGACTTAAGAGTTATTTGGCAAAAAAAAATATGACAACAGAAGTATTGTCTAAAAAGATTGGTATTTCAAACGATACAGCCAAATTGATGTTACACGATATTTATGTTTATAATTATAGTATAGAAGAAATTTCTAAACTAGACCTTTTATTTGAAGGGCATTATGATGTTTATGAAAAAAAAGCTTTTGATAGAAACAGTAAATAATTTTAGTTAGAACCAGTGTAATCTTTACGTGGTTCCATCTTTTCGTAAAAGCCTTCTTTAGAACCCTTCCAGTCCCAGGGTAAACCGTGTTCTATGTTGTATTCTAATTGTGTATCAGATACTCCCTTTAGTTTTAATAAAGCTTTTTTCAATAAGGGTATATTATCCTTTGCCATGGATTCAGAGATAACATCTCTTACAATCATTCTTACTGATTCATTTATTTTAAAATCTTCAGAATCAATAGCTTTTAAGTAAGATGTTGAATCTTTTTGATATCTAGCTAAAGTTTTTAGCTCATCTTTTAAGTCATCATCTAATTCCACCAAATCAGCTTGAGTGTTTTCATAATCTTCTAATCCTTTTCCTGTCGTTAAGTGCTCTAAATTATCGTTTATATAATTTTCTATAACTTCTGAGTTAATATCCCAATCCCCCAATTCTTCGTCAGGCATTCCATCTTCATCAAAGTCAACACCTAAAATGCTCCTTGTTGCATAAGGCTCTAATTCATCTTTGTCTAAAAGATAAATGTTAAATATATATTTTTTACCAGATGATTTGTCTTGTAAAACAGCCATCTCACTATTGTCACTAAATATTACATCCATTTTATATTCTTTAGCTTCTTTTCCCACTTTTTGATTTTCACCATCTCTTATTTTTTTCATAGTACTTTATTTTCCCTGGCCTCTGTATTTTTTTTTGTAATACTTTGCACCTTTAGAGTTAGAATGTTTGCTTTTAGCATGAATACCTGGTCTTTTCTTTTTCATTTCACCAGAATTGTTTTTACTAGAAGATTTTGCCATTTTAAATATGATTTTAATTGTTAATAATAAATATGAAAAAATTTCATTTATTGACTTTGGTGAATACTTTTCTTATCTTGCATAAATGACTAAAAGTCTTTTGATAGAAAAGTGCGGACACCTGTCTCTTAATTTAACTTCTGTTCAAGTGATGGGAGAGTTTAGGCCATTAAGAACATGTTGGACTCCCGAGCTCTATCAAGACTCAGAATATTATACTAATAATTATGAGGCAGAAGAGCCTGAAAACATTTTTAAAAAGAAGTTAATAATTGAAAAATATATACCTTATAACTTTAAAGATGTCGAATCAGAGCTTTCTAATATTTTAGCTACAGAACTTGGAGCATCTATTGATGCAGAGATATTAGGTAGTTTAATTGATTTGGAAAATGAATGATTCTATAAAGTCACATTTAGAAGAGTGGACTAATTTAGTTTATCCTAAAAAAGAAAACGTATACAAAAGAAAACTTCTTGTTGAAAAGTGTGTTGAATATACTGTTCGACATTCAGAAACTGATTTCACTGTTTTAGGTTATGACTTAATCACATCTGGTTCAACTATAATCGGAATTAGCTCTAGAGCAGTCGGCGGTCCAATTAATTATCCTACACACATAACAAGCTCAGAAGAATTTAGAGAAATTTTTGGTGATGTGTAATATTTTTTAAAAATTTACGTTTATATAACATAACAATTAAAAATTATATTATGAGCTTAACACAAAAAGAGAAAGACGAAATTCACGAAAGAGTTGAAAGTATGACACCTAAACAAAGAAGTCGTAGAATGGATAGGTTAGTAAATGAATCTATAATTAAGAGCGTAATTGTACATGCTGTTTTATTGTTATATGTACTTACATCTGTGTATATAAAACAAAACTATGAAATTAATAGCCTTATATACATAGTTTTAATTGGGGTGGGTATTTTTTGGACTTACGGTTGTATGTTGACGTTTCAAGCATATCTGTTTTTTAAGAGCGCAAAAAATTTATCTAATTCATTTGGTTCAAGTATACAAGATGGTATTGATTTTTTAGATTTAAATGAATAATTTGATTTAAAAACACAAAAAAAAAAGCGACTTATATAAAGTCGCTTTTTTAAAATATATAATTATTTAACTATCCTATTTTTTTTCTATTTCTGAAATTATTTTATTAGCTTCTTTTTTTAATTTTTTGATTTCTTCAGATTTTCTAGCTTCTTCTCTAAAGATTTTTCTAATATCATTTTCATTAATAGATTCATTCTTACCACTTATACCAGCAAGTTTCCTGTCTTTATATGCTGCTGCCAATGTAGGCTTTCCTTTCAGGTCTACAATTCTAATATCTTGTTTACTAACATTTAATCCATCCCATTTATTTTTAGGAGTTAATACTTTATCAATAAAAGATTGAACTCTTGATTTTAAACCAGCTTTTTCTTCATCAGTCAATTCTCTAACAACTTTACCAGCGGTTAAGTTGTCTACACCTTTCCATTCTATCATTTCACCTTTGTCTATTTCAGCTTCAACAGCTTTCTTGGCAAGAGATATAGCTTCTTCAGCTTTCTTCGGGTCTTTTTTAAACATGTCCATTACACCTTCTTCACACCTTCGCCTTCGTTTTCTTCAACACCTTCGTTTTCTTCACACCTTCGTTTTCTTCAACACCTTCGTTTTCTTCAACGCCTTCGTTTTCTTCAACGCCTTCATTTTCTTCAACGCCTTCGTTTTCTTCAACGCCTTCGTTTTCTTCAACGCCTTCTTCGCAAGTATCATTCTCTTCCATTGAGTAGTTCTCGTTTAAACGCTTTTTGAATTTTCGCTTTCTCAGCCTCTAAAGATTGAATTGTTAAAAAATCTATCAGCTTCTTCTTTTATTATTTGACTAAGCTCTTGTTTTGAAATTTTCATGATTATTTGTTTTGTAATATTTCGTTTATTTCCTGACCTATTGTGCCACCATTAGACTCTATTTCTTCAGCTATAGTTCTTAGTCTATTAACTAAATCTTCTTTTTTAGAATTATCTTTATAAGACTTTACAGCTTTTTTAGCTTCTGATAAAATAAAAGTTTTTAACTCTTTTTTAGTATAAGATTCTTTCAGCTCATTTTCAATGTTGCTACCATCTATCACGATTCCAGCAGCTATTCTTTCTGTTGGCTCTTCAGCATCTTCTTCTGGCATTCTTTCGTGAACTTCAGCCTTGGCTTGACCAGCAGTATGAGAACTTCCTTTCTTTTCTTCACCAGCAGAAACATAAGTCTTTGCCTTTTCATCTACTAACTTGTCTTCAGAATTCATTTCTAAACCTTCAACTCTTTCGTCAAATGGGCCAGAAGCATCTGTTCCTTGAACATCTTTTTTAGATGTGAAGTTAGCTTTTGCTTGACCTTTAGTGTGACTATCACCACCTTTTTTGGCACCAGCATCTACTTTAACTGCTACAGCAGCTTTTTTGTCTGAACCTTCAACAGAGTCTTTTGAGTTCATTTTTGGCATCTTTTCATTTTCTCCTTCTTTTTCTACTTTCTTTGAAGGGTCTTTGTAAGTTAAAGCTTTATCAGAATCACCTAGCTCATCGTTTGCATTCATATCAACATCATAAACGTTAACTGAATCCGAAACAGCTTCTGACTCTTGAATCATAGCGCTTTTTATAGACTTTGCTTCAGTTCTAATCATGTCTATAAGTTCTTGTTTGCTAATTTTCATTTTTTTTGTTTTTAAAAGTTCATTATTATTATAATACCTATAAATATATATAAAAAACAAAAATTCGTTTTTTAAAAACTATTTTTATTTGTTTGAAAATAAAAAGATTATTATATTTGTTATAATAATTTATCATATGAAAAATTTAGGAGAATTTATAGGTCACTTTACTGTTAAAAATGATAATGAAAAAAGCTTGTTTAAAGTTTATTTTTATGAAAAAGGAATATCTTTTGATGATGACTTTTTAAGAGGCATAATAGAGAGTGAAGATACTTATAAAGAATTTATTATTATAAACGATAAGTGGAAGTGTAAAAATGACAACAGAGATGAAGTTATGAAATGTATTATGGAAATGTTGGAAAGATATCAAGATTATCTTTCAAACTTTTTTATTAATGATGAAACAAAAAAAGAAGAAAAATACTTAAAAGATTCTAATTCACTATTTCTTGAATATCTAGAAGAAAAAGATATGCTAGTTGAAATAGGCAGAAAGGACTTTGAGGCTAATATAATAGATGAAAAGGTAGGGGAGTTTTATGTTGATAATTTAAAAGAAACAAAAGATGATTCAAAATTTTATACATATACTTCAGAAACATCTGGTTTAGAATTTTATTTAATGGTAGTAAGTAATAAAATTAAAATAGGGTTTTCATCAGGAAAGAAAGCTACTAACGTTTAGAGTTTATAAAAATGAGTATTGTAAAAGAAGGTGTTGATATTAATTTAGAGGTATGCGAACCAGACAGGTTGTACAGAGCTTATGTTGGCGAAGAGTCATGGTTAGATATGTTAAATTCTTCAATAAACAAATGCAATGGAGTATGTCAAGGCTGTGGATACAACCCGCCAGATAAAAGTTTTTTAGAGATACATATTATATCAGGAAGCGTTAATGATTTAGAGACTTATTTATATACATTGTTATGTAAAACATGTCACACCTTAAAGCATATTGATATAGCTTCTGAAAAGGGATGGATAAAACTTTGTAACTCTATTTTTGACCAAAAGAAATTGATATCTATATGTCGTTCAGGAAAATCTAGGTTACTAGAAAAGGTAAATTCAGGAGAAATAATGCTATTAAAAACAGATGCAACTCAATATTCAAAGTCCTTGTCTGAAGATGTTTTTAATAAGCGGAAGAAAATAAAGGCTGTATTCGGAAAAAATTTTCCTAAAGAAAGATTAAAATAAAAACATGAAATATAAAAATCTAAAAAATAAGTTTTGCTTTCATCACAAAGAAGATAATAAAGAGCTTTACTTTTGCTCATGTGGCAAAAAAATAGACAATAACAATAACGAAGCAAATCCAGAAGAAATAGTTATGTCTGTAAATTCTAAAGAGCATGACGTAGACATAATGTCTAGATTTGATGATGTGGTTAATGTTGTTTGTCCTAAGTGTAAAAAAGATTATTCTAAACAAAAAAATTTACAATTTATAGTTGAGTCTAATAAGAATTTTTTTAGTGAGTTTTTATTTGAAAACAATGAAGAACTTTCTCTGCTTAGAAGAGTAAAAGTAAAATCATCATGCACAAGCAAATCTAGATATGTAAGATTTAAAGATTCTGAATCATATATATCTGTTAATAAGAAAACTAAAAAATTATTTTATAAAAGTTATTCTAGTAAAAAAGAAATAGAATTTAGCTTAGATTCTATTATTCATGTTTTAAAAGAGTTTTATTTTGACAAAGAAGAATTGAATATAGTAGGCAATTTAATATCTGTACATAGATTTATAAGTGAGGTGGCAAGTATTGTTGTAGACTCTAATAATATGGATATTGTTGAAGGTTTAATGAATCAAATGATTGGAAGGCCTGGAGTGGATGTTTTGTATAAGATTAACTCTATATTTTTTGGGATAATTTGTTACTCAAACTTGTCAACAATAGCGCTAACCAAAGGCACTGTGTTTTTATTTGACATGATGAACAATTGCAACATGCCTAACATTTCTACTTTATCTGATAGTGGGGTTACATCTCCTTTGAAAATATTTAATTTTTTAGTATCATTAGAGAATGAAAAAGCTCAAAAGGAAATAGAGTCAGAAAAAGAAGAAGATTCTGAATTTATATATAAAACCAAAGACAATAAACTTCACAATTTAAAATTTGACTTAAAAAGGTGGGGATTTGGCAACTCTAAGAAGAGTGCCATTGTTAAATCTGAAGGTAAAATAAATGTAAGAGAAGATTTAAAGGTGAAGTCTGTTTCAAAATTCATTTTTAATAAAATAGATAAATTTAATGATTACAAAAGGTTGATTAGGTTTACAAAGTTTTTATCTTATGAAGAATTGGTTTCTCTAGTAATGAATTATGACATTCAATTTATTGTCAACCTTTTTGATTTGATTGAATTTAGAGAAGACATAAACTCAGATAGTCTTAAGCAGATTATTCCTTTGACATTAGACTGGCTTGAAAATGGAAGAACTTCTTACACCTTTTCTTCAATTAGTTCAGATAGATTAGCTTCTAAAAATGGAGGTATTGAATTAAGAGAAGATGTTAAAGTTAATTATGCAGCAGTATCTGCTTTTAGCTTTTATGAATATGATGATTGTGTAAGAATGATAAATGCTTTAGAATGGGACAGAAATAAAGAATTCAACAAAATAAAAAAAGTAAATGAATTAAAAGAATATCATGACAAATTAGTTAATCACTTTAATTTGCTAAGTGATAAAGCTAAAAACGAAAGGTTTGTTCAGTTTGCAAAAAAGTTTAAATACCTAGAAGAATATGATGGAGATTATAAATTAACTCTTCTGTCTCAGCCAAAATTAGTTTTAGATGCCGCAAAAGACATGAAAAACTGTGCAGGCTCATATGTCACAAGAATAAGTAGAGGTCAATATTTGCTATTGTTAGCAAATGACAAATCTGAAGAAAGGAACATTGATGAAAAGTCTAGATTTATGCTAGGTCTTAACGTGTCAAATGAAGGGCTTATATTTGAACAATTTAAAGGTGATTGCAATTTCCCAGCCTCTAACAGACAAAGAGAGATGATGAAGCTATATTTAGAAGACAAAGATATATCTTATAAAGATGTAGGAGATTTGAGAATAACTAGAGTTGAGGGTGAAAAGCCTGAATTATTTTTATGATATAAATCTTGATTTTAACACATTATAGTTATGTTCAATTTCTGAATCTGACAAAGCTTTACCATATAATGTAATTGGCCCTATTTTTCCGCCAAAAAATCCATACCCCATCGAATTCCCTATGTCTAATTTGTTTATAGTAATATCGCTATTATTAGTTCTTGTAGTCGATTCACATAGCTGACCATTATAGTAAATGGATTGTTTTAATGGTTCTACTACAAAAGTTGCATTATGCCATGTATCGTAATAGTTTGGATTTATTTGACCTGGCAATTGTGTGTTTGTGGTTCCATTACTGGATTTAGTTCGAAGAGATAGTTGGTGAGCAAAACTATGGTGATTGCCAATAGAAAAACAAGCAAATTCAGTAGAATGCCATGCTCCCGTATTGCCTAAGTTCCTGAAGTGAGTATCTGTTGATGAAGGTCTATACCAAATGGAGTAAGTTAAATGTGACAGCGTAACACTTGTATTCAACCTGATGAAGTCATTCATTCCATCTAGATTCAAGGCGCCTTTGTTTTCCTCTGAAAACATTGTTCCATTACGCAATTCAGCATAAGCGGAACTTGGAGTAGAAATGCTCATTGGACCAGAACTGGCAATATTATTTGATGGCTTATATGCTCTAGATAAGCTGTTAATTTTTTGACTCACATCAATGTAAGACTTACTATTGCCTGCATCAAAACAGTCTATTAAACCATCTGTGATTAATTTATTACTTTTATTTACGCTCATATTATAAGTTTAAACATTTTCTTCTGAGCTTGTCCATTCCCTGCTAGTCATTATTTTCACCATTTCACTATGACTATATGGACCTTCTTTTGTCTGTAAGTCATTAATTGAGTCTGGTATTTTAGCACCTTCCCATTTGACGAATGTTTTTTGTTCATCAATGGATTTTCTAATTGTTTCTTGAGAATCTTCCATTACTTGACTAAAGTCAACAGAATTAATTTCAGACATATTAAAAATAATATAATTTCTATCTTCTACTTTTCTTATCATAATTTATTGTTTTTGTTTATGTTCATATTTCTAACTTAATTTAGGGCTTAACCATTTCCTGTTATTCATTTGAATTTATATTGTTAGGTTGATAATTATTTGAAGGCCCTTGAAACTTTTCTGATTCAGTCTCTACCGCTTCTTTATAATAGCCTTCTCCTGCAATATTATCTAAATAAATTTCTAACTCATCTTCAGTGATAAAAGCTAAAATATTAGGTTGCCCTGTTGATAGTTCAAATTCATTAATTGCACCTACATAACCAAACACAATAAACCCTGCTTCACCTGCGTCATTGTCGTAAACTAAAAACCATCTGTTAGGATTTGTTTTAGTTATTTCATTTATACTATTCTTTAAAGCCATAGTTCATTTTTATATTTGTCCACCATCTGTTATAGTCCAACCTCTACTAACCATATTTGCTCTTGCCGTTGCAGGTGCTCCAGCATTATATTGTGCAGTTAGAGTGCTTAAAACAACATTGCTTGTTCCGTAGGCATCCCAAGCAACTAATAATAAATCATAATTTGCTGTCCCAAAACCACTGTCTGTAAACATAAAAGTTGCAGTTCCTAAACTTGTAATGTCTAAACCGCTAATATCTTGGTCAAACACATACGCGTTATTAAACATGTAGGTCATACTAGTAACATTTGAAGTGCTTGAAATAGTTATGGGTGAATTTAACACAAAACAATTTCTAAACATTTGAGTCATTGTAGTTACGTTTGTTCCTATAAAATTAATTGTTTGGTCAAAAAGCCTACAATTATAAAACATACTTTGAAATGTTGTTGAACTACTTGTATTAAAATTTATTGGTTGATTAAATACAAGACAACCACTAAACATATTTCTAAAAGTAGTAACATTTGAAGTATCTGTAAGTGTTACCGCAGAATCAAAAGCTTGACAATTCAAGAACATAGAACTTGTACTATTTAATGAACTTGTATCAAATGTTAATGGTTGATTAAAATTAGTACAACCGTTAAACATATCACTCATTGAAGTAACATTACTTGTATCGCTAAATGTTATAGAGCTATTTAAACTACTACAGTTTTGAAACATATTTAGACACAGAGTTAGGTTGGGAGTAGACCAATTAATTGTTTGATTAAAACTACCACAATTTTGAAACATTAAATAAAAGGTAGTTGCACCGCTTGTATCAAAATTAACGGGTTGATTAAAATTAGTACAACTTCTAAACATTTGTTGCCAAACTGAAACATTACTACTATTGTTTAAAGTTACAAGTGAATTAAAGTTTGTACAATTATAAAACATTTCTTGTACAGAGGTACAATTAGTAGTGTCAAATGTGATAGGTTGATTAAAGCTACTACAATTACGAAACATTCTAAACATAATAGTAACATTGCCTGTATTTGTAAAATTTAAAGGTGAATTAAAATTTGTACACGCGTAAAACATATCATAAAAAGTACCGTTACTTGCACAATCAAAATTAAGTGTTTGATTAAAATTTGTGCAATATGCAAACATAGTTTGCATATTGGTAACACTTGAAGTATCAAAGTTCAAAGGTTGGTTAAAATTAGTGTTATTTCTAAACATTGCCAGCATAGTAGTGACGTTAGAAGTATCACTAAATGTAATTGGAGAATTAAGATTTGTATTATATTCAAACATTGAATTCATGCTTGTAACATTATCTGTGTCAAAAGTTACTGGTTGATTAAAATTAGTACATCTACTGAACATTCTAAACATGTTAGTTACACTTGAGGTATCAAAATTAACGGGTTTATTAAATACAGGACACCTTTCAAACATTCTATCCATAGTAGTAACATTTGAAGTATCATCAATACTTACATTTCCATTAAATAAATCACAATTAGTAAACATTTGATAAGTTGATAAAACATTTGAAGAATTTGTAATTGTTATATCTGAATTTAAAGAATCACATAGACCAAATGTTTGTTGCAACGTAGTACATAATGGTACATCAATAGTTACAGGTGAATTAAATAATGTGCAATTATAGAACATTGTATTCATTCCATTAATTTCTGAAAAATCTGGATTATCAGAGTAGTTACCTACCATATTTATGCAATTTCTAAATGAACCTGTACCACTCTGCCACTTATTATCCCCCCAATTATCAATAGAAATTAATTTTTCAGAATCATTTTGATAAAACTTTAAAGAATCAAAACTCCCATCTAAACTAACTTGGTAAGTACCGCTTGTAGCATATACATGAGTTAATTCTGCTTGGTCATATGCTGTAATAACATCTGAACTTCCATCACCCCAATCAACAGTAAGGTTAACAGAACTTGAAGTTGCAAAAGCTAATTCAAAAGATTGATTGTTAGTGACACCAGGTTTTGTAGTGTCAATAGTCATTTTAAACAAAGGAGACGGCGGCCCTACTCTAGGTCCTATTACAGCACTCATTTTAAGAGGTTGTTATTTTTGAACGCGAATCAGGACTTGTTATATTGATAGAGATTTGGTCTAACCTTACAAGTCTAACAGTAATTAAGCAACCTCTTAAGTATCTGCTTTCATTGACAGTAACTATAGACCCATTTCTTATCTCTAAATTACCATCAGAACATGACGCCAATCCGTAAAAGGTAACCCCAGACACTCTTGGTCTAAAATCTAAAAAAGCACCAGTCAAAGTTCCGGGAGAATCACTTATATAAAACGTATATGTATTACCAATCAGATTTGCAGAAGTATCAAATCTAAAAGACAGTTCATTGCCTGATTGTAGATTAACATCAAACCAAGTATCTGACAAATAGTTTTTGCCTATATCTATGCTACCATTTCCAGAAATTGAATTTACTTCCTTTTTGCCAGAAACAATTCCTTCCGATATCACTCCTCCCCTAAAAATTGTTTTACCCTTTGTGTTCATATTGATAAATTTTAATATTATTTAAATCTTTCTTTTATTGCATTGTAATTTCTTAACACTTCGTCAGCATTTATTGCTCTATCATACATCATTATTGAAGCAACTTGACCATTAATGGTATCAGAAAAGCTACTACCTCCTCTGCCTATAAAAAGAAGACCAGTGCTTGGATTATCCATCCAAGATGAATTTAGCCAAGGAGTGTCAGCCGATAAACTAGACTTAACCAATTCTCCATTTATATACCATTTTCTATTTCCTTCAGTAAGCAACTTGCCTTCATCAGTGTATGTGACTAAGTTCCACTCATTTGGTTCATTATCAGCTCTACTTATAGAATAAACCCCTTTAGTTTCATTGTTAGATAGAAATGCAGAAAAATTAGTCCCTAAAGTCATTCCCCATCTACTATTAGACGAACCAGCCACCCTGTATCTAAAATAAGCATCGTCCACAGGAGAAGTTCCTCCTAAATCAGAGCCTAAAATAAGTATAGTGTCACCACTTAAACTATTATGAGGTTGACTTAATGCTTTTACACTTGTAACAGTACCGCCAGAATCTATTGTTATTGTAAAGTTTGGTACCGTTCTAGCTCCATTTGTAACATTAGTCCCTGGTATATTTGAATAAATACCTTGAGAATAGCTAGTACCAGTTAATGGGGTATAGTCTAAAGTGTAATCTCTAGAGCCAGCAAACATGGCAACACCACCAGGGCCAGTAGTTCCTGATTTTATCCATGCAGAAAATGTAAAATCGCTTGGTTTATAATTTACAAAAGGCTGTCTTCTAACACCAGAGGTGAATTTCATATGGTCATCTGTTCCATCTACTTTTATAGATTTGTAATCTGATGAAATGCTTAATCCATTTTCTAAAGTAAACTCCCCTCCCTTTATAAGCTCGCTAGCTGTACCAGCACTGGCCGAAAAACTTCTGTCCCTACATTTAGGATTAAGTGTGTCTAAATAAAAACATAGACCATCTGTTACGATTTTAGGCGAATAAGAAAAGCTCATAATTATATACTTTTTATTATAGTTTTAATGTCCCAACTTTCAGCGCCTGTAATTGTAGCTGTTAAATCTGCAGTGTTTCCTGTGGAAATAACTACACTCATAGTTACTGCAGTAGTTGAACCATTTATGTCATTAGTACTAACATCTGAATAGTCCACACTAGAACCACTCCAAATAGATGAAATATTACCAGCTCTAGCACCACCTGAAGATGTTCCCACTATTGTATAATCATAAAAACCTCCTGTGTATGCACTTGTTGGTATAGAATATAAAACATTAGCACCAGTAGTTACTGTCGAATACGAACTTGTATTTAATGATGGAGATATATTATCACCCATCAGTATAGTGTTGTCAGAATAAACCTCTAATACAGGCAGGCCTGATATGTCATTTACAGCGAATAATTGACCATCTAAATTGTCTGTTACAGTAAAAAGTTCTCCACTTGAGCCTTGAACACTAAATATAGGACTTGTATCTCCTGAGCCATATATGGTAAGTGCTGGGAGTGTTGTCCCTGAAATTGTTCCTCCCGTTAGCGGCAAGAAATCTCCGCCACCACCAGCAGAACCTGTAACTACATTTCCACCAGAATCTATACCTAAATTATTAACGGATGTTCCTGTAGCTAAACTGTTTATGTTTAAATAAGGAACATAAACTGTGTCATCAGTTGTTCCTGTAATATTTTGCCCACCTAAAACGGCACTTCTTACACCCGTAACCAAAGAGTCGGTAGAGTGTATAAAAGAAGTTAGGCCAGAAGCTATAGAGTTTCTACCAGCGGCATGAGTATAATTTCCAGAAGCTATTGTTTGGCTGTTTTGCGAGTGACTAAATGAACCAACAGATGTCGTTTGTCCCCCTTCAGCGTGAGAATATCCTGAAGCGAATGTTGTAAAACCTTCTGCATGAGAAGCAAACCCAGAAGCTGTAGTGCTTTCACCTTCTGCATGCGAACCTAGACCACTTGCCACAGTAAATCTACCTTCAGCATGAGACCCCTGTCCAGAAGCTAAAGTGCTTAGACCCTCAGAGTGTGAAGAGTATGTTATTGCAGATGTTGGCTGTGACAACGAGCCCTTACCAGTAAAATAAATACCCCCTTCAGCATGTGATGCTTCTCCGCTTGCTAAATTGTTATTACCTTCAGCGTGAGAATAATCTCCGCTTGCTGTTGTTTGAGAACCTTCAGCGTGAGAATAGTCTCCACTAGCTACAGTATTATTGTTTTGAGCATGAGCCCCTCTACCAGAGGCTGTAGAAAGTTCACCTTCAGCATGAGAACCTGTACCTAAAGAAATTGAGCCAATACCCTCAGCGTGAGAAGTGTCGCCAGATGCTATCGTATTAGTACCTTCAGCATGTGATAGGCCACCACTCGCAGTAGTATTCCCTCCTTCAGCATGAGATGAAACGCCTGATGCAGTATTTGGGATAGTACCTTTTCCATCAAATCCACCTTCAACATGAGAAGCGTGTCCACTAGCTATATTCGAAATTCCTTCAGCATGAGAATAGTCTCCACTTGCTGTTGTTTGAAAGCCTTCCGAGTGAGAAACGACACCAAGAGACGTTGTCTGAAAACCTTCAGCATGAGAAGTGTCACCAGAAGCTACTGTAAGCTCTCCTTCAGCGTGACTGGCACTCCCGTAAGTAATTGAGTCATTCCCTTCTGCGTGAGAGTTGGTTCCAAAAGTCTTAGTTCCAGTACCTTCAGCATGAGAATTGTTTGCAACGGCTGTGGTAAAAAATCCTTCAGCGTGAGCAGTTGCACCACTAGCTCTAGTGTTTGCCCCTTCTGCATGTGAAGCGAGTCCTGCAGCAATGTTAATATACCCCTTCCCTGGAAAACCTCCTTCAGCATGAGAAGCCTCTCCTACAGCTTGATTTCCAAATCCTGAAGCAAAAGAATAGTTACCTGTCGCATCTACACCTGAAGTATTTATGGCTTTTATAGAAAAAGAACCTGTTGAGCCTGTTGTGAAAACAGTCGTACCAGTTCCTCCGCCACCACCAGCAGAACCTGTAACTACATTTCCACCAGAATCTATACCTAAGTTATTAACAGATGTTCCTGTAGCTAAGCTGTTTATGTTTAAATAAGGAACATAAACTGTGTCATCAGTTGTTCCTGTAATGTTTTGCCCTCCTAAAATAGCACTTCTTTGACCAGTAACTAAAGAGTTTGTTGAATGTACAAAAGAAGTGGAACCAGATGCAATAGAGTCAGAACCTCCCGCATGCGAAAATGAACCGCTTGATATTGTTTCAAAACCTTCTGCATGTGAAGCTAGTCCACTAGCTGTTGAGCTATAACCTTCTGCATGAGCGGCATCATTACTAGCCGTTGTATCAAAACCTTCCGTATGAGACGCTGTACCTGTAGATGTTGTATTAAAGCCTTCTGAATGAGAAGATGTACCGCTTGCTATTGTATTTAAACCTTCCGCATGAGAGTCGGCTCCACTTGCCACAGTACCAAATCCTTCAGAGTGAGAATCTTCACCACTAGACGTTGTGTTCCATCCTTCAGCATGAGCATAATCTCCACTTGCAACCGTAAACAATCCTTGCGCATGAGAATCTTCACCAGATGCTGTTGTAAAATATCCTTCAGCATGAGCTTCCGCTCCAATGGCAGAAGTTCCCCATCCTTCAGCATGAGATTCACCACCCCCAGCAACTGTAACACGACCTTCTGCGTGTGCAGAGCTTCCACTTGCTAATGTCTGCCTACCTTCAGCATGAGAAGCTGGTCCAGAGGATATAGTCGTTGCACCTTCTGCGTGTGCATAATTTCCTGAAGCCGAAGTACTACCACCTTCAGCGTGTGAATAAGAACCACTAGCAACTGTGAAAAACCCTTCTGAGTGGTCACCAACATTAAGTGCTTTAGTGGATTGTCCCTCAGCGTGAGAATAGTTCCCAGCAGCCAAAGTGCCTACGCCTTCAGCGTGAGACGAAAAAGTTGTAGCAGATGTTGGGTCTGAAAATTTACCATTAAAACCACCTTCAGCGTGAGATGCTGTTCCGCTAGCTAAATTATCGTAACCTGAAGCGAATGCATAATCACCTGTTGCATCTATTGCAGTATCATTTAAGGCTTTTATTGAAAATAAGCCAGTTGAACCAGATGTGAAAACTGAAGTAGAGCCAGTTAAATAATCTAATAAAGGAGTATCTCCAATAAAGTATGTGTCTCCTGAAATAGTTGACCCACTTATGTTTTCAGCAGTAATACCTGTAAGATTTATACTTCCATTTAAATTAACTTCATAAGTTGATATTCCTAAAGTGGAGCCAGAAACAACATTTATGTTTGAACCTCCATCTGTGATTGAATGCCCACTTAAAATGCCATGTATGGCATCTCCAAAAACATCTTCGATAAGCTCAAAGTTGTCATTTATTTTAACTCTACCCTCGTTGGGCGTATCCGAAGGGAGTATATCTTTTATTGTTGTTGTACCTGTAAAAAAATGTGACACTATTATATAATTTTATTTCTTTAATAAATAGAGATTAAAAACTCTTATAAAGTCAAAATACTATTTACACAAAAGCTTTTTTTCTTTTAATTTGTTTTATGTATTACTTTGAATATGATAAAAATGGATTTTTGGTAAAATATGCCGAAACTGAAGTGGATGTAGAATTTAGTGAAATATCTATAAACAATTCTATCTTTTACTGTATAGTAGATAATTTTTTAGTAAAGAAGTTTGAAGAGAATGGACTTTTTAAAACTGTAAGCAAATATGGAGGGCCAATAAAATTGACACATTCTTTCAGCGAAGGAGAAAGTTGGATAAAAGTTTTTAATAAAAAAGGCAGCAGTATTATTAAACATTATAATGATTGTACAAAAGGTGTATCATCATACAAAGAAACAAACTACCCATGGTTTACATACAGTGCAGATACATCTTTAGAAAACTACATTGAAAAACATGTAGAAAATGTTAGTAAATATGCCATCCCCACCAGTGTAATTTCTTTGGAAGGAGAAAGTTTATCTCATTTAAATTTTAAAGTCAAAGATTCTTTTTTAGAAAAATGGACTAATATAATTGATTTTTGAAATTGTTATCTATTTATTTAATATACTAAATGTTAGATGATGTATAACAAAAATAATAGATTAAGGAATATACTTTTTGAAAGCTTTCATGATAGAAATGAATCTTTTTATTACCTAGCCCCAGATATTGTAGGTTCAGTGTCAAATGCTAATATGGATATGAATAAAAATATATTCGTAATAGACTTTAATACTACTGATGGTAGAGTTTTAAATTTGAAAGTTAAAAATGATTGTTTTAACAACTGGTTAAATCAAGAAGAGTGTGAAAATTCTGGGGTTGTTGATTTTGTTAAACATTTTATATCAAACTCTAAATCAGAAGACGAATTAGAAACCGATACTTTAGAAGAAATAGTAGATGAATATGGTGACATCATGAATAGTGATGATATGCCAAACAACTCTAATAACTCAATGATGGGTAAATCTAAGTTTGGTTCTGAAAAAGCAATAAAACAAACTATAGCAAAATCTAAAAGGTATTATGGAGATTTGGGCTTAGGAGTTGTTACTTGGTAATTTTATAAAAATATAAGATATGTTTAAAATGAGAGAAATATTTGACTTTGACTCCGAAAAGGGAAAGGGTAAAAGTAAAAAAGGTAGTCAAATTGACAGAATGAAACAATTGAATGAAACATATCAAAAAAGAGGTGAGTTCATCAAAGAAAATAAAGGTAAGGAAGTTGATGAGAAAGTGTTACAAGAAGAGGCTGATAGGCTTAAGAAGCTTTCAAGTCACAGAACAACTCTAAAAGAAAACGGTGGTATCCCATTCATGGGAATGAAGCAAGCGGGCCAGGGTGAAACTGTGAATACATTTTTGCCAACAATACCAGATTCTGCAAGAAACTCTTCCTTCTCTTATATAAAGCCAGAAGAAGCTTTAGATATATCTATAAAAAGAGCTATTGAATCAGGAACCCCTATTAACAATATGGGATTTTATGATGAGGTTAATTGGATTTTAAACAACTTAGGCTTTGATTCTAAGAACCCAATGGACATTAAATCTGCAATGATAAAAATAGCTGGTGGTGACTTAAACACTTCTGTAGACTAAGTGGTGAATGAGGTAAGAAAAATAATTAGACAAGAAATAGAAAATCTTTTTGAGGATTTTCGATATAGATATGATGGAAGTTTTTACCCAAATGAATCCATGATTAAAAGTTGTTTAGAAGCATTAAATGCAGTTGAAGAAAATGATTTAACTAAAAACGTATCTAAAAAAAATGAAGGTTCTGGTAAAAGTAAAGCAAAAATCATAGTAAATAAAGAGCCATTAAACCACTCTCAACTAAAAAGGATGAAAGCTTTTTTTGACAATAATGAATCTGAAGCATCATTAGAAAAGTCAAAAGGGGAAAATGTTTATACATCTGGATTGTTGCAAATTTGGAACCTGTGGGGTGGAGATGCTGGTAAGTCTTGGTGTAATACGCACATATCCCAAAGAAATAGTAGCAATGATACTAGCAAAACAATTAGAGGAGCTTCTGGTATCAGGTCTAAAAATTTAATGAACCCTCTCAACACAAGAATACATAGATAACCTTTGATTCTTAAGTTTTAAATTCTTATATTTGTTTTCTTATAAATTAATTTCATTTCAATGAATGTTCTTAGCCTATTTGATGGTATGAGTTGCGGCCAGTTAGCACTAAAAAAAGCTGGCATTATCTATAACAACTATTATTCTTCTGAAATAGATGAGTACTCTATGAAAATTGCTCAGATTAATTTCCCTGAAACCATACAGTTAGGAAATGTAACTGAATTAAATGCTAAAAAGCTGCCTAAAATAGATTTGCTAATTGGAGGGTCCCCATGCCAGGGTTTTAGTATGGCTGGAAAACAGCTTAATTTTGAAGATGAAAGAAGTAAGTTGTTTTTTGAATTTGTAAGACTTCTAAATGAATTAAAGCCCAAATATTTCTTGTTAGAAAATGTAAAGATGAAAAAAGAATATAGAGACATAATAAGTTCTTATTTGGGTGTTGAGTGTATAGAGATAGACAGCAGTTTACTTTCTGCTCAAAATAGAAAAAGATTATACTGGACTAATATAGAAAACATTAAACAACCTAAAGATAAAAAAGTTTTTTTATCAAAAGTGCTGGAAAGGGGGGTGACACAAGAAAAGTATTTAATAAAAGAAGAAAGTGCTATTAAGCAAAATATTATTAAATATAGAGATGAGCGTCTAGCTAAACAAGCAGTTTTTACTGAACGTAGAACCGAAGAGGCAAAAAAGATAAGAAAAGAATATAGAGCTAAATACGGAAGAGATTTTTCGCCTAGAAGAGCTAAAGAAATGGTGCCTAGAACGGATGATAAGTGTAATTGCTTAACAACATCACTAACTAAAGAGCATGTGTTGATTGATGAAAATTATAATTTTAGAAAATTAACACCTACAGAATGTGAAAGGTTACAAACGGTCCCAGACAATTACACTAAACACATTAACATTTCAGACACACAAAGATACAAAATGCTTGGAAATGGCTGGACAATTTCCGTAATTGCACATATATTTAAAAACATTAAAAATAAATAATAATAAATAAATACAATTAATATGTCAGAAACATCAGAAACATCAGAAGCAACAGTTTCAAAATTTGAAATAACTCCAATATTACCGCAAGACTATGAGGGATATATGGATGCAGATGAAGAGCTTGCAATAATTGCAAACCATGTAAAAAATTCAACGGTTCATAATGCAGATATTGAAACTAATAGAATTAAGTTTTTATATTCTACTTTAAACCCAAAAAAAGAAGGAGGAAGATATGTATTAACTTCTTTAACCAAAAGAAGTGATATAGACAAAATGGTTAATGATGATTATGATTACATAATTACTGTATATTATGATGTCTGGAAGGATTTAGATGAATCTAACAAAATAATACAACTAGATAAAGCTTTGTGTGGTATTGATATGGGAACTTTAGAAAAGCCTGTTTTGAAAAAAAGCACACCAGACACAAGAGAATATAATGATAACTTAAGGTTTTATGGAGCTGAAAAAGTGCTAGACAGTTCTGAAATGGTAGACTTAGCATGTCAAAGAATTTCTGAAGAAAAAAGAGAAAAAAAGAAATTAGATAAAGAATTGAAAATAATAAAGTAAATATTTACTTTATTATTTTTTTTTATATATTATAATTCTAAAATAAAACAAAAATGGAAGATATTAAAATACAACTTAACAACTCTGTAAAAGCAGTAAGTTCACATTTTCAAGCAGAAAAAGATAGGGCTATTGCTGATTTAGAAATTTATTTAAATAGACCCGTAGGAGTGGGAGACCACTCAAGCGTTTTGGATGATACTATTAAAATATTTGAAAAATTAGAGCATGCAAAATCTATGCTTGAAATGATTAACTCTATGACTTTAGGTTCTGATACAACAGCTAAATAAATAAACATGGAAATTTTATTAAAAATAATTTTAGGAATGCTATTTGCTGCTTCTATCTTTTTTGGAAGGCTAGTATATACTGAGTATAAACTTTTTAACAAAGATATTGAAACAAAGAGCACTTCTTTATTGGAAAGAATATTAGTTAATGGTTTAATATTTATTATTTTTTCTATATTAGCTTTTTTAATGTCATTTTCTTTATATACTATTTTTGGAAAAATAACTTTTGAAACATACTTTTAATATATGAAGCTGTTTAAGAAGATAAATTTTTATATAAGAAATTGTATTTGGAATTATAAATTTTGGCTTTTTTGTAAGCGAAAATATGTAGAATATAGCTTTGTTAAAAAAAATCCAATAAACGGAAATAGAGAAAAAGTAATCAAAAAAAGATTTCAAGGATACGAGTATAAAGGAAAAATATACCAAGACAACCCAGGCATGCCCTTATCTACAGAACATGAATGGGATATTGTAAAGAAAAAAATATAAACAAAGCCCGCTTTTTAATAGCGGGCTTTTTATTGGTCATAATATAAAATTTGTTTGTTATGATAAGCTGTCCCCACCTTTCTCCCATTTGATATTCATGACCTTCCCAAACCATACGTTTATATATGTTTATTATTTTCTTGTTTATGAAAATTATATATAAACACAAAGTTATAAACATTTTTCAGTATTACACAAACCTTTATTGTAAAGGCTAATATGTATAAAAATGATATTAATTTTTTATAAACAATAATCATTGCAAAATATAATGTTTTTTAAATTTTTGAGTATATTTATATGAAAAGTTACATTAAAAAGGTTTATTATGGCCGACATGAAAGATATAAAAAACGGAGAAGAGAAAAGTAATAAAGACTTTTCTAATTTGGAAGCAGAAACTCATAAGGTTTTTGAGATGATTAAAGAGTTACTTAAATCAACTACTGAAAAAGAAATAGAAAAGCTTGGATTTACAAAAAACAATAAAATCGCTGGAGTTTATGGTGATGGAACAACATACGGAGCAGGAGTTGAAGAGGATGAATATAATGTCATCGTAACGTCAAGGCCTAGAAAGTTCAATAGTTCCAAAAATATGAGCCATGGATATGGGAATGGAACTTTTGAAAAACAAATACTTATAGGAGCTAAAAGAGTTGAGTCTCAACTAGACTTTGAAATAAAAGGCAAAGTTCTACATGTACAATACAGAAGTCCAGAAGCTGGCTTTTTTAGAGGAGTTGAAGATGACGGTAGTACATTTATGGTAAGAAAAACAATAACAGTTCCATTAAAAGATGCTAAAAAAGCTCTAAAAGAAGATTTAGAAGACGCAGCAAGAAAAGAGGTGGGATATTTAACTCACACAAAATTAGGAGTAGAAGATAGGTTAGATGCCAGTACTACATCAATAGTTGAAAATTTAGATATGAAAAAACTAACACTTAAAAGCTTGTTTAAGGACGAGCTAGACTTTGAAACAAAAGAAGTCAATGAAGGATATGAAAAGCTTCCAGATGGAGAAGAAAACATAAATGCATTTAAAAAACTTAACAAAGTTGAACTTCCAAACTCAAGTGATAGATTCTTGCTTTTTGATGACGAAGAACAATGCGAGGAATTAATCAAAGAATTAAACCTTGAAGAAGATGAAGAATTCAAAGAAAAACTTAAAGATGAATATGGAGTAGAAGATGGAAAGGTTTCCAAATTAACTCCTGCTGAAAAGACAGATTTTTTTAACTCACTAAAAAAAGAAGCAGAAAACTTAGAAGAAAACTTAGAAGAAATATCAATGTCAGGACCTTCCGTTGCAGGTGTTCAAGTTGGAGCTGGAGGTTATTTGCCAAAATTAGTTGCTTTAAGCAAAAAGAAGTTTTCTAAAGTCGGAGCCCCTTACAGCATCCCGGCTAATGACCCTATATATCAAGAGGCAGATGCTTTAAGTGAGTCTAAAAAAGCTTTTAAAAAGTCTTTTCAAAAAACAGCATATGCTAAAGGTCAAAAATCAAGACCTAAAGTTGATAAGAATTATAATGTAATTCCTGAAACTAAAAACACTAACGCTAGTAAGCCTTATACTCAAGTGGTAAAAATAGACCCAAATACTCATCCGCTTGGAATGCCTTTCGTAAAGCCAAACAGCAAAGAAGAGTGGGAAAGAACTAGCGGTGTTGGTAGAGACCATGACAAGATGGAAAGAATGGGATTAAAAGAAGACAATTCTAACAAAACTTCTAGATTGGTTAAGAGAAAATTTATTTCTGAATCAGAAAACAAGTCTAAAGGTATAAATAAGAGATATATTGTTACAGAAAAAACAAATCAAGAATACGAATCTGACAGATGGAATAAACTTTCAAATTTTAAAAAGTTTGAAACAATAAAAGAGGCCGAAGAAATGAATTCTGTTCTTGAAAGTATAGAAGAATATAATGATTTTTATCAAGAAAAGTCTAACATAATTAAAGAGTCAATTGCCCCAATTTCAAAAGATACTGAAAAAACTATAGAAGTAGAAAAGCCAGGAAGCGTTTTTGGAATTACTCAAAAGTTTTACGAAAAAGATTTTTTAAATGAAAACAAGCAATTTATATTAGATTTGAATTCTATGGTTTTTGTTTCGAATCCAAATTCAAAATAAGACTTCTAAACGAATTACTAAAAAGCTTAACTAATTGTTAGGCTTTTTTTGTTTTTAATTATTTATTTTTAGTAAATATTCCTTATATTGCATATTAATAAAACAATTTTTATGAAAATAACAAACATTACAAAAGACTCATCTAAGTTATCACAACAGCTCAGATTACCACTTAGAAAAAGAGGTGGTTTAAATTTCACGGTAGTACTAGACCCAGGTGATTCTATTTTTTTAGAAGAAAGAAACAATAACAATGTTGTTAGAATATATGAAAAGAAAAAATTTCTATCAATAAGCAATGAAAAACCTTCAGGTTCACAAGTGTATTACGTTGTATATACTGCAGCGGCACTCAATAGTTTAAAAGAGACTAAATCAACAAGTGTTAAAGTTGTTGTTAAAGAAGAAGATGTTTATACAGTTGAAAGTGCTAATAATATCATTTTGGAAAAAGAGTTAAGCGAGCCTGTAGAGGTAGAGGTAATTGTCCCAGAAAGTGCTTTTTCCAAACCAAAAGGAGGTAGGCCAAAAGGTGCTAAAAACAAATCTAAAAGAGGTAGGCCTAAGGCTAAAAAGTCGGTAGGAAGACCTTCTAAAAAAAGTAAAACAAAATCTAAATGATAATCAAATCTTTTCAAATCTCAAAAAGAGAGGCTGAAAAAAGATTGTCTTCTACATTACAACATAAATTAAGAGTTGTGATGAAGTGTTATACTATAAATAACTTTTCTATAAATGAAGAAAATAGTACATTTTCTTTCAATAAAACAAATAGAATAAGAGGTATAGTAATAAAAGATAAAAACACATTTTCAGGAACGTATGACTTGTTAAAGAGCGAAGAGCCAGAATATGACATGGAATATAACTTAACAATTAACGTAGGCAATTTATAATGTCAAAAAAAGCCAGCAAAAGAGAGAAGCAGATAATGAAAACTATGGGCATAGATTTAGTTACAACTAAGTCTATAACTGAAATAGGTAGAATATCTGGAACCCATAAGTATGATGTTTGGATTGGTAGAGAGGTTTCAAAAAATTTAGAGTTAATAAATCAACAAAGTGATTTTCAATTTATAATAGATTGGGCAACAAAAGATAGACCAGATATATTTTCACTAACTTTTGAGGAAGCAATGAGCTCGTCAGAGGAGTGGCACAACAATCTAAAAACAACAGGTAAGTACAGAATTTTCGAGGAAGACAAGGATGAAAAAAGAGTCGTTTATGTCAGTAGGGATAAGAATTTCTTTTTTATGTTATTAAACGTTAATGAGCTGGATGCTGAAGGAGATATAATGCGTAACTGTATAAGTTCATACAAAAACAGAGTAATCAAAGGGCATTCGATTATAATTTCTATGAGAGACAGTAAGAATCAGCCTCACGTTACCATAGAGGTAGATGTTAGAACTAGTTCTGTAACTCAAGTTAGAGGAAAGGCAAACACCAGCCCATCTAAAGAATATATGAAAATAATAACTGAATTTGCATTACATGTTAGTGGTTTTGATGAACATTTAGATGAAGAAGTTGTAGACCTAATCAATTTAAAGTTTGAAGATTAGTTTTTAAGTTGTTATTTTTTTTTTAAATTTGTTTTGAATCAAACAATTTTAATTATGAGCAATAAAAACTGCAACATCACAAAATCAATAAGGGAAAAGATGGGTAGAAACATCCATAACACCCAAAATCATCCAATTAAAATAATTAAAGATAAAATATACGAATATTTCGGTGAGTCTTTTGAAAAGTTTGATTCTTTTGAACCTAAAGTAAATGTTGTAGAAAATTTTGACAAATTACTAATACAAAAAGAACACCCAGCGAGAAGCTTGTCTGATACATATTATTTTGATGAAAACACTTGTTTAAGAACTCATACTTCAGCTCATCAAAACGAGTTATTATCTAAAGGTTGTGAAAAATTTCTTGTAACAGGAGATGTTTATAGAAAAGATGAGATAGACAGTTCTCATTATCCTGTATTTCATCAAATGGAAGGAGTTTGTATTGTTGAAGATAATGAAAATGTTCAAGAAGAATTTAAAAACAAATTAATTGGGCTAGTTGATTATTTGTTTCCTGGGTGTGAGTATAGATTTAATGATGATTATTTTCCTTTTACAGACCCATCTCTTGAAATTGAGGTTAAGTTTAATGGAGAGTGGTTAGAGATAATGGGAGGGGGAATTGTTCAAGGTAAAATAATGGAAAACTGTGGACTCAAAAATAAGAAAGCTTGGGCTTTTGGTTTAGGGTTAGAAAGGTTGGCTATGATTTTATTTAACATACCTGATATAAGATATTTTTGGACAACAGACGAAAGATTCTTAAATCAGTTTAAGTCAGGTGAAATTGTAGATTTTAAAGAGTATTCCAAATATCCACCTTGCTCAAAAGATGTAGCTTTTTGGCTAAATGATGAATACAATTATAATGACTTTTGTGAAATAGTTAGAGAAATGGGTGGAGATTTTGTTGAAGAAATATCTTTATTAGATAAGTTTACTAATCCAAAAACAAACAAAATCTCTCATTGTTACAGAATCACTTATCGTTCAAATGATAGAAGTTTAACAAATGAAGAAATTGACGAAGTTCAAATTAAGGTTAGAAATCTACTAAAAGAGCAAATGAAATTAGAGCTTAGATGACAATAGTCAAATAAGTAAACGTAACATTTAAAGCCTTTATCCTAATAAGTTAAAGGCTTTCTTTTTTAAAAAAAAATACTATTTATAGATAGTAATTATATACCAAATAAATATGAAATTTAAATTAAAAGAATCATTAATAAAATACAACCTTTTAAAAGAAGGGTGGATGCAAGATTTGGAAGGGCAATACGATGAAGACCTGCTGATATTTGTGGGAAGAATGCTTCAGAAAATTTATGGAAGCGAAAATATAGAAAATCACAAATTAGCTCCATGGATTGCTGAAGTTACAAAAACATTAGGAAAAGCACCTTATGACATTGACGCTAGCAACATGAATAGTGCGGTTCATGCATTTGAGTTGATTTTAAATTATATAAAATCAGAAAATGACTCAGAAGAATCTATTTCAAACATAACTTCTAAAGACCCAAGAGCTGCTTATGCTTATGCAAAAGAAGAGTTAGAAAAAGAAGATGGACCAAAATATTCTGAAGTTGTAGATAGAATGATTGATAATGGCACTATAAGAGTGGTTAAAGAAATTTCTAACAACAGGGTTTGGGTAGAAGTGTTAGGTAAGTCTTTTTTTGACGAAGCAGATGGTGGTTCTTTATTTGGTATATCTTGCCAAAACAGAGGGGGGCCAGGAGCTAATTTTGTGGGAGGAAATTTTGAAACATACACATTGTTGTCCAAAGGTGACGATAATTTCGACACACTATCATCTATAGCTATTGATACATCTAATAATGCATTTAGAGAAATAAAACAAGCTGGCAACGTCCCTCCAGGTAAGTCTCCTGTTAAGGGGTTTAGTGATATAGCTGAAGTCACTTCTGACTTTATGGTGGATGACTTAGGTTATATAGATAAATATTATAATTGGGGTGGCTCTTCAGTTCCAAACAATTGTGGTGGCTCCTATGGTGCGTCTTCAACTTTTTGCTGGTGGCTAAACAATAAACCGAGTATTGTTGAAAAATTACTTAGAAATACCGATTCTTTAAACGCTATGGAACCTTTAATTAGAAATACAAAACCAGATTTCTTAGAGGCTTTAATTGTGGACTATGATGAATTGTTGAAAAACAACCCAGACAAATTTTTCAATAGATTAAACGTTTATTTATCTAATGTAAAAGATGATTTAGAAGAATTATTAAAAGATTTTGATTTTAAAAATTATACAAAATCACAATCTGGCTCAGAGTCTTTATTTAAAGCTCTTCCTATTTTAATTGAAAACTTACCTTTTGATTTTTTTAAAAACAAAATATATCCTCACATTAATTTTGGAGCATTTCTATCTAAAATGGGCAAATCAGAAACTGAAGGAACTTTGAGGTCAATTAGAAACAAGTTTGGGAAAAATACAAAATTATTTATTTCTAAATTTGATGAAATCTTTGAAGATTTTGTTGAAGGTTTTGGTGGTGGACTAAAAGGGTTTGGAACCTTATCAACACTTCTAAATATGCCAAGATTAGATAAGCATCAGAACTTTAGAAAGGTGAATGGAGAAGTTGTGGCAAGTACTGAAAGGCCAGTAGTTGATGATGGCGGAAACATGGTAACTGATGAACTAGGCAACAGACAAATAACTCTTGTAGACGTAAAAGTGCCAGAAGATGATAAAGTTTTGGGAGCAAAAAACATTAGGGATTTTTACAAGAAAAATGAAGACTGGATTAAGTCTCAAATGAAAGGCACAAATGAAGAAAAAGATATTAAATTCCTCAGATATGTGTTATCAGCATCTAGTCAACAAGCCAAACAAAGCTCTTTGAAAAAAGAAAAAGATAAATTTATAGAATATTATAATCAAAAATATAAAGAAGGAAAAGAAAAGTTTCCTGGTATTATTGTATACAGTACTTTAACCAACCCAAGAACATATCAATTAACAAATAAAAAAAAGTTTAGAGAAGGAGCCAGCTCATATGTCTTTGACAAAAAAGAACTAAAGTCTGATAATTTTAAAGCTTTGATTGGTTTATTGAAATATTACATTACTAAATCTGATTCAAAAACTTTAGGAACAAAAATAGGAGATGCCATTTCTGCTATAGTTGATGTTTTAAGGGACTCCTCTTTTTCCAAAGAAGAAATAAAAGAAATTATATTTGACAAGTTTTTAATAAGCAAAATAGACAAATCATTAGATTATCACTCAATAGTAAATTGGGCTGTGGATTTAATGCCCTTTGTAAGTGATGGTATTATTGATAAAGATGATATATTAGACTTTTTAAAGTCAAATAAAGTTAAAAGTATAGTAGAAAAAAAATCTAAATCATCACCTACAATAGAATATTCTTTTAAAGATTTATTGAACAAGATTGATAAAAACAGTTTAAATGAAGATAATATCAGAAATTATATCGCCAACTTGTTAATTTCTAATTTTAAAAAATAATTATGTCAGAAAATAAAAACGAAAGCCTAAAAGTTGTTATAGAAAACAAAATGAATAGCGGAAATAATTATGTGAAATTAATTATGTTTGCAGTCATAGTAGTTTTAATAATAACGAACTGGACTTCTTGCGAGGCTAGAAAAGATGATAAAAGAAAATATACTCAAAACACTGAGGCTATGAAAAAGGAGATAAAAGTAGAGCAAAATAAAAATGGATACCTACAATCATCTGTAGTTGCTTATGAAGGAAAAGTTAAAAACTTAGATGAGTATAGTGAAGAATTAGCCAAAGAAGTTGATGCTCTTAAAAAAAGAAAACCTATAGTTGTAACCAAGTTTAAAACGATATATAGAGTGGACACTTTTTATGTGTCAAATACCATTATTGACACTGTTGGTCTGAACAAAAATGAATATAGGCTTTCTTGGGATTATTCAAACTCTGATTCTACCAGAACATTAGAGGGAAATAGTTTATTCAAAGCAAAAATAAACGATGGCATTTTAAATGTTACTCCTGGGTTGACGTCTATAACAAAAGATGAGCTTATGCTAGATTTTACAGTTGGAGTTGTAAAAAACAAGAAAACAAAATTTGATGAAATATTTGTTACTCCCAAAAATCCAAATATAACTATAAGAGATTTGGAAGGTGCCATTCTAGGTAAGTCTAAGTTAGGAATAAACATTTCCTTTAATGCAGGATATGGAGTTTACTACGGAAACAAACAGTTTGGTTTAGGACCTTTTGTGGGGATATCTATATCTAAGCCTATAATAAAATTTTAATAATTACTAAAATAAAGACCAGGCCTAAAAAAGAAATTATAAGTCTTATATAAAAAAGATTTTGATATTTATAATAAAATGATAAACAATGAACCCTAAATCAAGAAGGAGACTTATGAGGCTAGCTGGCATAAAGAGTGGTAGAGATATTGCTGCAAAAAGCAAACCAGAAGAGGCTGCAGAAGATTACTTCGGAATGAATGATGAAGTACATTGGGGTAGTGGCTTACAAGGCTTTAAAACACTTCTTATGCAAGCTAGAGACGCAGACGCAGATGAAAACATAGAATCTATAGAAAGTATTAACAAAAGAGCTGAAAAACTCTACCCAGGAAAAGGTTTTAAAAGTATGTACGCTGGTGAAGGAATGATGGAATCAGACATTAACAAATTAAATGATGATGAAGAAATAGATTTATCTTCTATTCTTCATTGATATGTTTGGGGTTAGACTTTTTCTTTAGCGCTTCATCTCTTGTTTCCTTATCTAACTGAACGCTAGTAACAATGTCTTTTAATCCTATTTGCTTTAGAGCGTTATTGGTGCACTCTTCTATTATTTCAAAGGTTACATGTTTTAATCCTGCAGATGTAGTATCTTCATTATGCCATTCAGCTATTTTATTATAGACACTTTTGATTAAGTCATCTATATCTATTTCGTTTAATTGATTTTTGTTTTCTTCACTCATCTTGTTGTTAATTTATTATTAAGAATAGTATTATTAATTTTTGTTGGAGGTATTTCATTTATACTATAGTGATGCATTTCATCATGTTTAAATATAAATTCAATTTTAGACATGATGTCTTTTTCTGAATTTATGTCAACTAAAAAATTTTTATAGTCTTTAATAAACTTTTTAAATAAACTTTCATTTTCACAAAAAGAATGTCCTAGGTGTGTAATTATTTCTACATATTTTTTTTCTTGCCCCTCATAAAATGGAAGCGTTTCAAAAGGTCTAACATAATTATCGTCTTCCATCATGGGTAAGTATAAATGGTAAAATTTGCTATGAAAGCTAGGAGATTGATTTTTAATATCCTCAGAAACTATAAAAGAATTAGTAAAAAAGTTATTGTTTTCTTTTTCTAAAATTAGACTCTTTTTTCTAATGGGCACATATGATGTGCTTGGGTTTACTTTTATATAATTTACAATAAATTGTTTCATATCTGCTAAAATACATTTTTAAATATATTTTAACAAGTTTTTTTTAAAAGTTTTTTAATATCAACCTTAAAGCCCATATTAATAATTTTATTGTACTCTTCAAACCATATTTTTGCTATCCCGCATTTATTTCTGATAGTTTTTTTTCTATATATGGAACTTGTTTTTTTGTTTAATCTCGTTAAATATATCTCATTTCCAAATTCGTCATACCTTGTCATCACATCATAAACATCACCTTCTTGATATTTTTCAATATCTATATATTCTTTATTTATTTTTTTTTGAGTTATAGTCTCTAAATGATTAGAACTGTTATCAGGAGATTTAGATGTATAAATTCGAACATCATTATTATATTCATAATTTATTATTATTGCAGGCTCATACACCTCTACTCTAACTGTTCTACCTTTTTTGTCGTATTCTATTATGTTACTGTAATCTGACATACATATAAATATGTATCAATTATTCACTTTTTTGTTTTTTAACATAATTATTAACACATGGTTACAAACATATCTAAAATACTTTCTAATGCTTTTTCTCACTCTATAGCATTGAGTTTATTTGGTGATGATAACAGTTGTGAACTTCCTAACAGTTTAATTAAGTTCTATAACAAAAAAATCAATCCAAACACCATACTCGATAAAGAGTTGGTAAAAAGCATTGATTTACATGATAAGATAAACTGGGGTATTATTGAGAAAAATAAAGCAATTAGAATATTGGCAAGAGACATAAGTTTGCTGGAAAGAATTGATATAGAAGAGTTAAAAATATCAACAGCTGATTTATACCCCATATTCATACAGCACCCTGAACTTATACATGAATTTGTTGAAGATTTTGATAAAATTACACCACTAGAAGCCATAAGGCTTTTGGAGTGTAATGAAGACCTAATAGATTATATAGACATAACAAAATATAAATTCAACAAAAATGACATGTCAGAAATGGTCAAAAAATTCATATTCTCTAAGAGAATAATGGAAAGGTTAGACCTAAGCTCTTTAGAGCATTTTTCAACTAGAAAGTTAATATGTAAAACAGGCGTTGACTATATTGATAGATTAAACATTTCTCAACTAAAAGCCAGCGATTGGATTGAAATTTTAGAGCAACATCCAGAATTAATTGAATATTGTAATTTGTCTATTTTTGAAAATAACGACTGCTATCTACTTACTAAGTTAGTTATGAATTTCCCAGAAATAGATTACTTAATAATAAAAAATGCAGATAAAATATCGGCTTTAGGGTGGGAAAATTTGATTAATGAGGACATAGAAAGATATCAAGATATTTGCAGATGGGAAAAGTTTACAGAATCTAATTGGTCTAAAGTCTTAAGAAAACACCCTCAACTATCTTCTGTTAAACAGAAGTATTATATTTTTTAATTCTCATCTAGAACATCTCCCTTAGGAGCATTACTTCTAATTCTTTTTTTCCAAGTGTCTAAAATTTCTACAGTGTCATCTATTAGTTCAGATATCTCTTCAACACCATTATCTTCATAGTACTTATCTTCTTCTATGTATTTAAAAAGTTTTTCAATGTTACCCTTTAGTTCAGACTTGTGCTCAGACCAAGGTTTTTTAGTTCTTTTAACTATTAAATCACTTTCTTTGACGTTAGACAAAACTTCTCTTACGATGCCTTGTAAATCTTCTTTAGTTAGTTCCATGTATATAAATAGTTATTTTTTTTATTTTAAAATTGTTTTTATTTAAAAAAAAATGTTAGATTTGTATTGTTAAAAAAAAACGTTCTTTCATTTTTTAAAGATTAAAAAAAATTAAAAATTATTTTGTTTTATTAATAAAAAGTTTTTAGTTTTGAGGAATAATATATGCCTAGTTAGCTTAAGTTGCTAGAGCGCTCGCCTGAACAGCGAGAGGTCTCACGGGTCGCGCCGAGATTAGGCACTAATATGGTAAGATAGCTCAGCCCTGGTTAGAGCAGCTGCCTGAACAGCAGTGTGTCGGGTCAAGTATATCTTTTAGAAGAAAAACTTGTATGTCTCAGGACATGGTTCGAATCCTCCTCTTACCACCACTTATAGTAGTGAGCCATGATAGAAACTGGCTTAATGTTGAGTAAACTACAACAGCTACTATATTTTATATGCCTAGTTAGCTTAAGTTGCTAGAGCGCTCGCCTGAACAGCGAGAGGTCTAACGGGTCGCGCCGAGATTAGGCACTAAAGTCAAACAATCGCTACACAATTAAATTGTTTGCAGAAATAAAAGCTCAACATTTGTTGGGCTTTTTTTTTAGTCCATTGCTAAAATGTCTTCTGGGTAAACTGTTTGCTCAGTGCCAGACAAATCACCATGATACCAATAAATATTTATATTATTCTTTGCTGGTATAGAGTCATCTATACCAACATTCATTATCTTTCCCTTAGATTCATCACTCTTTTTTTGAACTAACATACCAGTCGAAACAGAAACCATTTCATCACTACCTCTTTTTTGTATTTCTAAAGATTCATTCATAACCTCATTAATACAATTTCTTACTATATTTCTTATTTCTTTTAGCATAATTAAATCATTTTTATTTTTTGCAGTTTCTTTTATTTGGTCAAAATAAGCAAAGTTCAACCACATATTATTTGTACTAGTTATTTTAGTTCTTTTTAGTGGAGCAATTTTTCCACCGTTTTTACTGTAAATATCTTCAGAGTTAAAGTTAACTAATTTAATGTTTGGTACTACTTTGTTTATTTTGGCAATAAATGTTCCCTTACCCACATCCCCAGATGTCTTTCTGTAATAAGCATCAAATAACATCCAGTTACCAACCTTTATATCAACACCCTCCAGGCCAGATGCCATATCTTCTAAATCACTATATTTAATAGTTTCAGATATTTTTACAACTTTTTCTATGGTATCTGTATCTGGGTAATCTCTTGTTGGATATGTGTTTTTCCATGCAATCACAAATCCATCAGGACCATCATCCACATATGCTTTTACTAATCTGAATAACTCTAATTGCTTTTTACTCTTTGATGGCATTTTGTTAATATATTGTTGATAATAAATAGTGAAATAGTTTATTAAATCGATTAAATTAATTATTTTTGTTAGACAAACATTTTAATTATGAAATACGAAGACTATAAAGAGCAAAGCCAAAGAACTTGTCCAAACTTAAAAGATGAATTAAGAGAAGGTTTATCAGATGAATTACATATGGTTATGGGGATATCAACTGAGGCTGGTGAATTGCTAGACGCTTATAAAAAGCATTTTGCATATGGGAAAGATTTAGATGTTGTTAACGTAGGTGAGGAGATTGCTGATATAATGTGGTACATATCTAATCTGTGCAGAATAAAAGGTATAGACCTTGAAGAAATGATGCAAAGAAATATAGATAAATTAAAGGCAAGATACCCAGAAAAGTTTACTCAAGAAAATGCTTTAAATAGAAATTTAGATAATGAGAGAAATATTTTAGAAGGAAACAAGTAATATTTCACAAAATAAAACGTTATACACATATGTCTAGAAAATACAATTATATAGGTTTTACTTCAGATGTTGAGAAGTCAAAACTTCCTATTAATAACATGACGTCAAAAGAATATGGAAATTTAAGTTTAAATTTCTTTTGTGCTTGTGGCAATGTTTTTAAATTAAATGATAATAAAAAAAGCAATGAAGAGCCTTCAAAGGGTGTTTCATATCATGAGCACATGTATGAAAGCAAAATGTTAAATGCTAATGCTACTTTTTGCAATAAGTGTAAAGGAAAGCTTCAGGCTAAAAAAACAATTACTTTAAACTCCAAATTAAAAGACAATGTCATAAATTCTAATTATAAAATTTTCACTGATGGAGACTTAATTAAATTAGTTAGATTTGACGATTTGTTAGGAGTTAGTTCAAGTGGAAAAAGACTCTACATGATAACTAATAAAAGTTCAATATGCTTTAATAAAAGGACAAGAAGATTTTATTATTATAGGTCTTACAGGAAAGGTAATAAGATTGTAAGTATGGGATTGAGAGATATGTCTGTTTATTTTTCGGAGTTTATGTGGCGTATGGTTCTTAATGAAAAAGTTTGCTTTAACGAAGTTAATAGAGTTCATATATTTAAAAACATAAACAAAAGCTATATAAAGCCTTTTAATGAATTTTTAAATATACTATTACAATTTGTTGACAAAAGAGACCTTGACAGGTTAACCCATTTCTTAAAGCCATTAAAAATTACAGATGTGCCTACCACTAATCAGCTTAGTCTACATTCTTTTGTTAAACACTCAGGTATGATTGCAAAAAAAGATTTAACCTGGCCTGTGATTAGAAATTTTGAATTAGTAATTAGTTTGATTCAGTACCCAAATTTATCTGTATTATTATTTAATCTAAAAAAAGAAAACTATCTTTCTCTCTTGAGAGATTCAGCTCCTGTTAGTTTTTTTAAAAAAAATAAAGATTTACCTCAAAGAGAAATTGTAAAAAACATATATATAGGCAGATTAAATTATTACAAACAAATAAAGAGAAATGAGTTTAAATATTTTTACGGCAAAAAAGAGGGGTTGACTTATTCAGGTATAAAGAGAAAATTTTCTAAAATACTCATACCAGAACATTTTTCTAAATACAAAATAGACATGGAATCCATAGAGGATTTTGCTTTAAAAAACAAAATTATATCTAAAAAATCTAAAGACATTGATTTCTTTAGTGATTTAGATAGTTCATGTGGATTGTCCTACAATGCGATTCGAGAACTTAAGGTATTTGAGCAGGCAAGTGAATACATAAAGTTTGTAAGAAAAAATAAATTACCAAAATATATAGTCAAAGATTTTATAAAGTCACCACGAGGCTCTTTGGTTCAAATTTGTCAAACTTATTATATAATGCTGTATAATGAAATGTTTGATAACTCAGAATTTTGCTTATTTGTAAAAAAATATGAACTAATTCCATTCGTTGGAATTTTGTCCGAATATTTTAATATAGTTGATTATTGTGATTATTTCAATTATGTAAATTCTCATGAAGAAGCTAAAGAAAATGCTATTTTTGCAAAGCATTTTATAAAAGTATTTTTCAATAGAGTATCAAATAAGGAAAGTTTATTAGGAGAAGGTTATTACAGAAGTAATTTTATACGCACATATAAAGATACAATTGAAATGCTTAAAGATAGAGAATTAGGTTTTGATAGTTTTTTAAAATGCAAAACACCAGTTGAAATTCAAGAGATACATGACCATTGGTCTCAAATAATTTCCTTAGAAAGGATGTCAAGGTTTAATGATGGTATTAAAAGTTTTTCCAACAAATATTCTCACATAAAAGAATATTCAGAAAATGATATTGAATTTAAACTTATAGACAATGTAGACTCGCTTTCTCAAGAGGGCACTACAATGAGACACTGCGTTAAAACTTACGCTAAAGGAATGTCTGAAGGGAGGTATTTAATTTTTTCAGTTAAAGATTTATCAAACAATGAAAGAGCAACTCTACAATTTGGAAACAGAAAAGAATCTAGTAGATTAATGTCTTGGACTTTTGAACAATTAAAAGGTAAACACAATTCTAAATCTAGCGAAAGAATAATAGATTCAATAAAGTTATTTGTAGAAAATTTCTTATTAAAAAATGACATAAAAATTAATATCACTTATAAAGAATGGGATTTGGTAAAGGGAGATACAGAAAAACGACCTGGTCGTGAACCTGACTTAGTAGACCAACAAATAGACAATGTTATTGAAGATATGGATTGGATTTTAGACAATGATTTACCTTTTTAATTATAAAGCATGACACAAACAAAAAATACAAAATCACCAAAACTATTGGTAGTAGGTGCGGCAAGGCACGGAAAAGATACTTTTGCAGAAATATTATCACAAGAATTTGGAATGACTTTCGAATCTTCTTCTCAAGCCGCATCAGACATATTCATATACGAAAGTCTTAAGGGAAAATATAAATACAAAACCCCAGAAGAATGTTTTGAAGACAGAATGAATCACAGGCAAGAATGGTATGAGTTAATATGTGAATACAACAAATATGACAAGGCTAGGCTGGCAAAAGGTATATTAGAGCGAACTGATTGTTATGTAGGAATGAGAGATTCTTCAGAAATTGAAGAGTGTTTAAGGCAAAATTTGTTTGATATAGTCATTTGGGTTGATGCACTTAAAAGACTTCCTATGGAAGACCCCTCATCTTTCAATATAGATAAATCATGTGCAGACATAATTGTGGAAAACAATGGTACTTTAAAAAGTTTTTATGATAAAACTATAAGAGTAGGGAACTTAATATTCAAAAAATAAATACAAACTAAATGAAAAAAAAACAATTTTTAGAAAATTACTTAAATGCAACATCACCAACAGGATTAGAGACTGCAGGTCAACAAATTTGGCTAGACTACATTAGACCTTATGTTGATGATACATATACAGACATTTATGGAACAGCAGTAGGTATAATAAATCCGGGACAAGATTATAAAGTAGTAATTGAAGCTCATGCTGACGAAATTGGATGGACTGTTTCTCACATTGATTCTAAAGGTTTTATTAGGGTTGTAAGAAATGGAGGTTCAGACCATCACGTTGCACCAGGAACACCTGTTCAAATATTGGGGGAAAAGGGTATCGTAAATGGTCATTTTGGTTGGTTAGCAATTCATGAAAGAAAAGGTCCACAAGCAAAAATAACACCAGAAGTTGACAAACTTTTTGTTGATGTTGAGGCATCTTCTAAAGAAGAGGTTGAAGAGATGGGGATATATGTTGGTTATCCTTTGGTATATGATACCAAATTTAAAGAAAGGAACGGAAGGTTTATATCTAGAGCTTTAGATAATAGAATAGGTGGATATATGATTTCTCAAGTGGCCAAAAAACTTCATGAAAAGAAAGATAAATTACCAT